ATGAAAATAGAAGAAGGATATTTACAACAATATTGTAAAGAATGGTCAGACCTAAATAGAAAATATTTTGAAGATTTAGAACCACTACTAGGAGATAATAAAATATTTGTAAGCCCAGGTCCAGTAGTCGAAACAATAAATAAACAAAAAAGATTAGGTATTAAAATAGCTCTCTATGACAGACTATGTTGCAAGTGTTTAGCCACAGTTTGTTTTCCAATGTATGAAATATTTTGTTTATCTAAAAAAGAACTTCAAAATAAAATGGTTACAGATTTGATTAGTCAGCTTGTTGAGAAAAAGGAGAAAAAATGAAAAATATTATATTCATGGCGGTGGATTGTCTGAAGGATTTCATCGAGCCAAATGGAGCCTTATATGTTACTGGAGCAGAAACAATAAAACCTAACTTAAAAAAACTTACAAGTTGTGCAGGAGCAAATAATATTAAAATTATTTATACTTGTGACTCCCACTTAGACACAGATGAAGAAATTTCAATTAACCCTGATTATGAAACAACATTCCCTCCTCATTGTATGAAATATACAACAGGAGCAGAGGCAGTGGAGGAGGTTTCAATAAGTAATAAATGTAGAAAAACTACAATATTTTCTAGTAAAAAAGACTTTATCTTAGATAGTGTTGGATGTGACAATTTAGTACTCTTAAAAGATAAGTTTGATGTATTTGAAGGTAATGTAAATACAGATGAACTTTTAAAATCTTTACCTATTGATACAGTAGTTGTTTATGGTGTAGCAACTGACATTTGTGTTAAATTTGCTGTAGCAGGTTTGAAAAAAAGAGGCTACCAAGTAATAGTAATACTGGACGCAATAAAAGCTTTATCTGAAGAGGTGGCTGAAGAACTGTTTGAGGAATGGGCAGACAAAGGTGTTGACATGTTTAGTACGGATGCTATAATAGAATATATTAAGAATGAAAAAGTTAGTTAATAGTAGTTGTTATTTTGCTATAGGTATGATATAATAAGGGTGAAAGAAGGAGAAGAAACCATGGAAACAAAAGAACTGACAAAAATATTTGAAGATACTTTTAAAGATTGTTTAGAAACAATGCTTAAAAAAAATCATGATTATTCTAAAGGTACAAATGCTTTAAGAAATTTTGAGTTGGTAGAATATCTTAAAATAGCAGAAAGTCCACAAGGAGTATTAGTTAGACTTAGTGATAAATTTATGCGTATATGTAATTTATGGAATACAAAAGCTGAAGTTAAAGACGAATCAATAGAAGATACAATAAACGATATGATTAATTATTTAGTAATTTTTAAAGCTACATGGAAAGAAAAAAAATGAAAAACATAAAAATTTTTAACACCGATACAGACAAATGGGAAACAGCTAAAATAGTAGGTTACTGTGCTTACTGTAAAGATGAGATTTTTTTAGGAGAAAAATATAGAAAAATCAAAGACAAAGTTTACCATGATGTTTGTTTGGAACAAAAACAGAATTAATATGAAAAAAATTATTCTAATAGATTTTTCTATATTCATACACAAAGCTATATTTGCACAGGTAAACATTAAAAAATTATCTGCTACTTATTTAGCTATGAACATGATAATGGCTTGTTTAAAAAAATTACCTATAACTCCTGATGATATTTTAATTTTGGCTAGAGATAGTTTTGGAAAAGGAAATTGGCGAAGAAAATTAGATGAGAATTATAAAGCCGATAGAAAAGTAAAAAGAAGAAAGAAAGATATTGATTGGGATTTTTGGTTTCCTGAATTTAATAGGTTTACCGAGAACCTAAGTTATTCTACTTCTTTACAGCCAATACTAGTAGACAATTGTGAAGCTGATGATATTATTAGTAGTAGTAGTAGACATTTTAAAGACAATGAATGTATTATAGTTTCTTCAGATAGTGATTTTGAACCTTTAACAGTTTTACCTAATGTAAAGTTATTTTCTAATATAACAAAAGATTATAAGTATATAAAAAATCCTTATAAAATTCTAGCAGACAAGATAACAAAAGAAAAAGCCGATAACTTGGTAACCAAAGTAACAACAGAAGAAGAATACGAAATAAGAAAAAAACTTGTTAACTTGTTAGAGTTACCTAAAGATATAGACAACAAAATAATAAAAGAAATAAAAAATATAGATAGTAAATATGAATTTGATATAGATAAATTGTGGCACAGAGATTTAGCTAAAAGATATAATCAAATTTATGAAAATAAAGGTGTGATTAATTATGGTGAGAAAACCAAAGCAAAAAAAAGAAAAAAAGGACGTAAAGTTACCAAAAAATCTTAAATGTCCTTTATGTAAAACTCCTGGTTTATTAACAGGTTATATAGATGACCATTTTAATATGGAAGTGACTTGTTCTAATGAAGAATGTAAGTGGTCAGCATGGTGGGTAGACAATCAAAGAGATTTAGTTTCTAGAGTTATTAAATTAAGGTACACAAGTTTTGAAGCTAGAAAAAAAATATTAGCTTTACTAGATGATGAAGCTTATACAAAAGAAGAATTGTTTTGGCATTTTGATGGTCATGTGTACGAAGAAGTTTTCGAGTTTGCTTATAATAAATTAATAAAAGATAAAATAATTGAAGAACAATAAAAAAAGGAGATAGTATGACAATTAACGAAGGATTAGCTTTACAGAAGTGTTTACAGGGCAGATTATCAGATTTACGTAGGATGATAATTGAAAATCTTTATGACACCGTAGAAACGTGGTCAGGTGATAAGGAGAAAGTTATTGAGAAAAAAGTGAAATATGACCCAAAGGTTATTGACCAAAAGATAGTAGAAATAGAAACAGCACTATTTAAATTAGATTCTAGTATTAAACAAGCCAATGCTACGTCTGAAATAAAAACAGAAGTTAATATTGATGAACTTTTAAAATCAATTGTTTAATCACATAAATGGATAATAGCAACAATATTTATTACTATTTCGCAAGAGACTGTTTTGAATATTGGGAATTAAATAAGCATCACTTTGGTTAAAAACCTATTACAGTATTTTCACGAATCCAAAAACAAACTACAAAATATTTTGTTATTAATAGTTGTTCAGATTCGGAGAGATTAGTTATGAGTGTTATTATGTTTGTTATCAGTAATATATTTAATTCTGCTATTATCTATTTTTTTTAAGGAGAAAATATGAGCAAGTCACCACAACAAGAACAACCTACAGTACCAGTAACAAAAATTCAGTTACCAATAGATGAAGCTAAAGTTCAACAAATAAAAGAACGTTTAGATGCTGTTCATGAAAATGGATACATGTTAACTATTAGTTCTTATCAAACAACAGAACAAAATCAAATAGAACACATGAGATACACCAATAATTTTAAAAGAGAAGATATAATAGCAGTATTAGATCATTTAAAAGGAGAAATGAAAGATGGAGCCGAAGGAAAATAAACCAAAAGAAATATTAAAAAATAATGAAAAAGTTTTAAGGACTAAGTGTGATATTTTTACACCAGAAGACGAAGATTGTATTGAAGAACTGAAAAAATCTTTCTTCTATAAGAACGGAAGATATCTAGGTGTAGGAATAGCTGCCAATCAAATAGGTATAACAAAAAGAGTTTGTTTGATTACTGAATCTAAAAAAGAAGAAGATTTGTTTGTCATGATTAACCCTAAGATAGTAAGACATGGAAAACAAGTAGTAGCAATGTATGAAAGTTGTTTATCTAAACCTAAACAGATAGAAAAAATGAATAGGTATAGAGTTATTGATGTTGAATATTTTGATGAGAATTGGAATCCTGTAGCTAAAACCTTTAAAAGTTTTATAGCTAGAATTGTCCAACATGAGTTAAACCATTTAGATGGTTTAGATTGTTTAAAAAATATATTAGAAAATAATGAATAGATTATGAAAAAATATAATATAACTATAAGAGATTGTACAAAAAAAGAATTAGAAGACCACTTAGAGCAAGAAATAAAACCGTATTTGGTTAAAGACTTCCTTTGTTTAGAGTACACACAAGATAAACACATATTTAAAGAGTATATAACTAAAAGAGACAAATATGCAGAAGAGTTTACTGATTATGCTTTTAATTATAAACCTGAAACAGTTTTTACTATTTGCCAAAACTTAATGAAAAAATGTCAATTATATAATAATATGACTAAATATGTTTTTCCAAAAAAAGTACACATAAACGAAGCTAAAAAATTATTTGAGCAAGAAAGATGTGTTAATTGCAAAAATAGATTAAAAAAATTAACCTGTCTTAAAAGAGTCAACACACCTTTGAGAAAAACAAATTGGTGTAATATTAGAGGTAGACATCATATCAGTGATTGGTGGACTTATGATTATATTGAGAAAAGTTTTGATAGTAAAGTTTGGGAAATGCATTGTGTTCGATATGACCCAATAAAAAAGGAGGACTAAATGCTTTGGTGGGGATATTTACATTCAACAGGTAGTTTACAAGTTAAAAGATTTTTCGATAGTAGAGACATCACTGATGCACAAGAAAGTCCTTTTGTTTCTTTGGTTAAAGGACCATGGGAAGTAAGTTCTAGAGCGGAAGCAATAGAGAAATTAGAGCAAGATTTAGGAATCAATAAAAAAGGAGAAGAAGATGTTGTTATTTAGTTTAATAGTTTTTTATTGCGTGTGTTGTTTTTTATCTTATGGTTTAACTTTTGCTTATTTTCAAAGAAAATATCCTGTTATTGCTAAATCAGGTTACCGAACAGATGTTGTAACTTGTACAGGGTTAAGTTTATTTGGACCTATTAGTTTGTTGATAACTTTCTTTATGTATGAACGAGGTATATATGGATTTAAAATAAAATAAAAGTTACTATTTGGTCGAGTTATGATATAATATAAATAGAAGGGTAGGGAAAAATGACAAATGGACGGAGGAGGAGGAAGTATGAAAACAGAACAAGTAATTTTGTGGGCGGTAGCAATAATCTGTACAACAGTGTTAAGTATTTACAGTGTAGAAGCACATACACAAAGAATAAAACATTACGTTGACAATGACTACACAAGACAAACAATACGAGGTTCGGGCGAACCAACGTGGGTCAAAAGTACTATTGACTAAGGAGTAAGATGAAAATAGGTTTAGATTATCATGGAGTAATCAAAACAAGTCCTGAATTTTTTGCAGCACTAACTAGAAGTCTTTTGTTTTGTAAAGGTGAAGATAACGAAGTACATCTCATTACTGGTATGACTAGAGATGACACTAATAAAATAAAAGCAGCAGATAAAATAGGGTATACTCATTTCTTTTCTATTACAGATTTTCTAATAGAACAAAATACACTTTATACTCTTGATAAACATAATAGACCAATATTTGAAGAGGTTTGTTGGAACAAAGTCAAAGCTGATTATTGTGAGAAAAATAAGATTGATATAATGATAGATGATACAGAAGAGTATGGTAAATATTTTAAAACTCCATTTATTTTATGGAAAAAGATAGGAGGAGAATGAAGCAAACATTTTTGATTATGATTATGTTGGTAATGTTTAGTACTAATATTTTTGCAACAGAAATAGTAAGTGAAAAATCTGAACCTAAAACAAGAAGCGAAAACGCATCAGATTTTTTTGATGGGTTAGCAAGATTAATGAACGTAACCGATAACAAAACAAACAAAGAGGAGAAAAAGAATGAAACTGAAAGTAATTAAACAAATTGGTCAGAACATGTATGAGTTCGAAGTAGAAGGCGAAAATCTTTTTGATGTTATTATGGAATCACAAAGATTAAGTTTCTATGATGTAGAAAAGTGTGATGTATGTCAGAGCACAAATTTAAGACTCTTGGCTAATGTAGCACAGGGGCAATATAAGTACGCAAAAGTCTATTGCAATGATTGCAAAGCTTCATTGACTTTTGGTTCTAAGAAAGATGACCCAGATACATTTTATTTGCGTAGAGATTCAGATGGTAAACTTGATTGGAAGGAATATAAAGGAGGAGAATAATAGTGGAAAAGGGCAAAATCACAAGAGTTCATAATAACGGTAAGATGGTTCAAATAGGTCGTGATTGGTTGTTTTCTGGTGTGGATGGTGAATTTCAAGAAACAGTTAAAGCTTTGAAACCTGCACAAGCCGTAGAGTATACATTCAAGAAGGAACATGCCAGTTTATATCTAACAGCAATAACAGTTGAAGGTGCTACTACAAAAGTAGAAAAGAAAGAACCAGTCAAGACTGAGAAAAAAGAAACAAAGAAAACGGAAGAGAAAGTAACAAAAGAAGCTCCAGTTGCAAAAAGAACACTGGAAAATTCTGCATCATCTTTTCTTCCTGACGAGTCGTGGACAGCTAGGAAACAATTATCTATTGAAAATCAATCTATAGGTAAAATGACATCACAAACATTAGTAGCTTTACAGGGTTTTGTTACTAACGAAAATGTTTTGGAACTAATACAAGAAATATACAAAAAATATGAAGGGTTGATAAGATAAATTATGTATAAAGTTTTAACAAAAGTCGATGAATATCTTCGTGAAAATTTTAAAGGGTACAAAACAAAAAAATGGAAAAAATCAATAATGATAAACTGCCCTTTTTGTAAGAGTGTTATGCCTTCGGCGAGACCTATTTTAGAAGAAGGAAACAAAGCTTATAAATTTGATTGTTTTGTTTGTAAGAAAAAAGGAGATTTAGTCGACTTTGTTAGAGTTTTAGAGCCAGAAAGAAGTAAAGATACCAGAGAAGAAATATTAGATTATTTGGCTAAGAAATACGATATGCAAGTGTTAACCCCGAAAATAATAGATGATGTTTTAAGTATTTATGAATCATTTAATTTTGACCTAGCTCCAGTAGTAAAGAACGGAAAAGCCTGCATACAAAAGTTATGGCAAAAGAAAACAACTAAAGAGAAGAAGCAATGGAAAATCTGGATAGAAGAAAAGAAAAACATTGCTGTGAAAACAGGTGCAAAGAGTGGGATAACCGTAGTAGATATTGATGCTATGCCTACTGATTTAAAGAAGAGATGGTACGGTGAAAAAGGTCCAGCTCTTACAGAAGAAGAAAAGAAAAAAGCAATAGAAATAAGAGATGCTAGTATTAAGAAATTCTTGGGTAAATATTTCTTAGAACTTGATAAGACTGTGCATCAAGAAACATTGGGTGGGTTACATTTATTCTATAAGTATGATGACACTATTAGAAAATCAGCTATAGAACTAGATAGGGTAAAAATAGACATTGAAAATGACGGGGGGCTTATTATGGTAGAGCCTTCCGTCATAAACAACCATCAAAGAACTTTCCACACTAATACTTTGAGTGGAATGCCAGCAATTTTAAAAGTAGATGTCTTAGGTGCTATTAACGATAATAAAAAGAATTTTAATGATGAGTTTTTAAAATTCCAACAAGAGTTTGTAGACGATGACAAAAATGAAGACACTATAGAAAATACTATAAGCACTAAAGATATTGTTCCCGAAGGTACAAGAACTACTTCCTTTATGAGTATAGCAGGGGCGCTGGTTAAGAAAATGAGTTTTGAGCAAGTTTGTTATTCTTTAGATGTATTAAATAATAGAATACCAAACCCACTATCAAAACCAGAACTAAAAAATATTTTAAATAGCATTAATAAATATGTTAGTGACGAAGTAGCTGATGCAGCAGATGATATACTTACCTATATAAAACATGCTAAAGAAGCTAACATTTTAGAAGTAGTAAGAGGAACAGGACACAAACAAAATAAAGTTGTACAAATATTAAGTGAACTTGTTGAGAAGAATTTTTTAAGAAAAACAGGTAAGAATTATCAGCACTTAAATAAAGTATTATGGAAAGATACTTTTTCAGGTACATGTAGAGCTTTAGATTTTAAAGTACCTTACTTCCACGACAAAGCAATTTTTAGACACGGTGATATAGTTGTTATTGCGGGAAGTACAGGAACCGGGAAATGTCACAGAAAAGGAACAAAAGTTTTAATGTATGATGGTTCTTTTAAAAAAGTAGAAGATATTACAGTGAATAATAAAGTAATGGGAATAGATAGTACTCCTCGTACAGTTTTAAAAACAGGTACAGGTTTTGGAGAAATGTTTGAGGTTAAACCTACAAGGGGACCTGGTTTTGTAGTTAATAGAGAACATATTATGTCTTTACAACATTATAAAACAAAAGAAAAGCTAAATATTAGTGTAAGAACGTTTTTAAGTTGGAGTAAAAAGAAACAAAAAACATATTTGGCTTATAGAGTCCCCGTTGATTTTAAAAAACAAAGTTTAGATATTGATCCTTATATATTGGGAGTTTGGTTAGGAGCTGGAGACAGTGCAACACCCAATATAACTACTCCAGATAAAGAAGTAAAACAATTAGAAAATTATTCTAGTAGTATAGGATTAAAACTTGTTAAATATAAACATATTCCTAGAAAATATTTAATAAATTCAAAAGAGAATAGATTGAAACTTTTAGCAGGTCTTATAGATACAGAGGGATATTTACCGAAAAGTAAAACATGTTATGCTGTAGATATTGCAAATGAACAGTTAGCTAAAGATATTGTTTTTTTAGCAAGAAGTTTAGGATTTGTTGTTAATGATAAAAAAAAATATATAACACACAATAAAAAACCTTATACAGTTTATAAAATTTCAATTATGGGTGATTGTGAAACAATTCCTGTCAAAAGGAAAAGAAAAAAAGCAAGAAAATCAAAAGCTAATAGATTATCGGCAAATACTTGTAGAATAAAAATTACTCCATTAAACAAAAAAGAAAAATATTATGGTTTTGAATTGAATAAAGATTCATTGTACATGTTAGATAATTTTATTGTTAATCATAATACACATATGGCAATGGGGTTTATAAAACAGTTTATAGACCAACACATAAAACCATATTATATATCGTTAGAGGCTGGTTCAAGATTTGGTCTTATAGCTGAAGATTTGCAAATAACAGAAGGTCAGTTTTATTTCTGCCAACATGCTAAACCAGAAACTATCGAGTTAGAAAAAGATGCAGTTACTATTATAGATTGGTTGTTACCTCAAAATTATGCAGAAACTGATAAAATATTTCAACACTTTACCGAACAGTTACAACTTAAAGGTGGGTTACTAATAGTTTTTACTCAGTTGAAGTACGATGAAACCTTTTTTGCTGATAACTTGCTTCCTTTGTTCCCTTCGTTTGTTTGTAAGTTTCTTTACGAGAAAGAAGGAGAAGGAAAAAATAGTAGGTTTGAAGTAACTAAGATGAGAGAGCCAATAGGAATGAGAAAAAATACAGAAATCAAATGTATTTATGATGTAGACACTAAAATTTTACACAGAAAAGACGAATTGAATTCTAAAGAATTAAAAAGGATTCAGGAACAATAAGGAGTGAGCAATGTTTTGGAATACAATACTTGAAGCAAGAATAAAAAAACTAGAAAATCCGATAATAGGTATAGTTTATTTAATAAATATAGCTTGGGACACAGGTGAAAAATGTGTAACCTGTGATAACTTTACACAAGCAGATGTTGATGATAGATACGGAGACGGTATTAAAATAAAATATAGATGGCATAAAAAAGAAAATGTTATTTTTTATAATGACGTTGAGAAAAAAGTAGTCAAAATTAAAAACAGGATACAAAAAGAAATAGACAAGGAATACAAAAAGAAATAGACAAGGAGTAGATAATGTTTAAGATTTATTTAGCAGGGTATATGTCTAAAGACAAACTAAAAGAAACTGTTGAGTGGAGACTGAAAGTAAGAAATCATTACAGGATGAAATCTTGGGAAGATGTTAAATTCTTAGACCCCTATAATGGTAAAAAGTTTGCTGAGATAAGTGGTGATGGATTGAAGTCAGATGTTCCTCCACAAGCTTTAGTACACAGAGATTATCAGTGTGTAATTAATTCGGATTTGATAGTAGCTAATATGAATACTTTTGGGTGCTCCAGACCTTCAACAGGTACTACTTGTGAACTTGCTTGGGCTTGGGAACACCAAAAACCAATTATTATTATAACCGAAGATAATAATTATAAAGAGCATCCTTTTTTGAAATATTTTACTTCTTGGTTTGTTAAAGATGTTGACGAATTATTGGATAAAAAATGTATAGATTATTTTTATAAAGGATCAGCAGATGCCCAATACACAGAAAAAGAGTTGTTTAAAGCTTTAAAGGAGAATGATTAAGATGAGGAAAGACAGAAGTTATTTTGAAGGTAAACATTGTTGTATTTGTAGAAGAAAAGCAAGTATTTATAGAATGGTAGGAGATAGGTTTGATTATCTTTGCGATAAAGACAAGTGTGAGATATTGTATCGACAGAGAAAAAATGCAACAAATGGTATAGATATAGGAGGAAACAATGATAACAGTTGAACAATATGAACTTCAACTTGTACCAGAACAAACAATAAAAATAAGAGGTTTATTTGCTTTGTTAGGTGTAAGAAAAATAGGTACTAAACTTTATTTATATGCAACAATAAATAATTTAAGCAACTTACCTAAAGATAGAACTTTTAGAATAGTAGAAAACAATAAAGATACTAAATTTATTATTGATAAAAAGCATACCCATATGGACAGTATTTATTTAAAGAATAAGATGTATCATATATTTTTAGAAGCGAGGAAAAAATGACAACAGTACAAATACTAGGAATATTAACATTAGCAGAGATGGTTCTATGTCATAGCCATTATGAAGGGAATATACTAGTACTATGGGTCTTATATGGTATATACAAAGTATTAATGAGTTAAATTGGAAAATGTGGGTTGATGTTTAAAAAATGAGTAAAGAATATTTAATATTTAATTATACCTTGTGTGTTTTTTATGGTCTTATATTAGGCTATTTATTGGGGAAAATAAAATGAGAGAACTTAATAGACATTCATGTTACTTTGATTTAAAAGGTAAAGATAAAATATGTAAAAAGTGTAAAGAAAGATTAAGATGTTTAACAAATCCCCCAATTCTAGAACATTTTTTTTATAATGATGGTCATGTAGGTTTTGGGACAACCGCTCCTTCTAAATTATTTAGCGTTAACCGAAAATGTTTAGATATAAAAATTTCAAGTTCATTCACTATACCAAAAAGTTTACTTGCATTTAAAAGAAATGGAGATACAAAATGCCATACATTACAGAAGATAAAAGAATCAAATTCAAAGAAGTTTTAAATCTTGTAAGATATACTGCTCAAACAGATAATGAAGGTGAATTGAATTATCTCATTACTAAGATTTGTCACATCTATTTAGAGGAAAACACAGAAAGATATAAAATCCACAATACAATAATGGGTGCACTAGAAAGTGCTAAACAAGAATACTATAGAAAAAAAGTAGTTCCTTACGAAATAAAAAAGGAAAAAGAGAATGGAATTATATAATGGATACATATTTTTCGGCAGATGATCATTTTGGCCATTTTCAAATAATAAAATACTGTAATAGACCCTTTAAATCAGTTAAAGAAATGGATGACACTTTAATAAAAAATTGGAACGAAAGAGTAAAGAAAGATGATTTTGTTATAAATGTTGGAGATTTTAATTTTAGGAATAGTAAAGGTGGTAAACAAGGAACTCCAAAAAAATCTTATGATTATATTAAAAAATTAAATGGGATAAAAACTTTTGTAAGTGGCAACCATTGCTGCGTATCAATGGATACAAGAATACTAACAAAAGACGGATGGAAATTTTATAATGAAATTGAAGACGGAGATTTAATACCAAATATAAATTTAAAAAGCAAGAAATTAGAATTTAAACCAATAAAAAAAATAATAATCACCAATGTTGATAAAGTATATAAATTTAAACATAGAAATGCTATATTTAAATTTAGTGAAAATCATCGGCACATATTTAGTTTTGGTACTAATAATTGTAATTCGATTAGAATTAAAACTTCTAAAGAACTTTTTGAATATGATTCACCTGTTAAACTTATAGGAGCCTTTCAAAGTGGAAATAAAGAATATAATATTTCTGATGAATGGATAAAATTATTAGCTTGGATTTTAACAGATGGTGGTATACATAAAAAATATAAACATGTAAGTTTATACCAATCTAAACCCAAATATATTAAAGAAATTCAAGATTTATTAAAAAAATTAAAATTTGATTATAGATTTTATAAAAGACAAAGAAATATTACTCATATATGTGGCAAAAAATTAAAAAAAGACTCTTTGCCTGCTGTAGGATTTCACTTTCGTAGTGAAAACAGTAAAATAATTTTAAAAAAATTACAGTTAGAAGACAAAGAAAAATTTCCAGAATGGTTGTATTTTTTATCAGATAGACAATATAATATTTTTATTCAAGAAGCATGTAAAGCAAATGGTGGAAAAGGTAGTTCTAATACTATATCTTTATGGGGTAAAAGTAAAGTTTTAGAACAATTTTTAGCTCTAAATATTACACATAATATTAAATCTAATTTAATAACTGATTGTAGAGGGGATAACCATTTAACTATATGTAAAAGAAAACAGTCTAAAGAAGATTTTTTACAATATAAACAATTTGCCAATGACAATAGAACAATAGAAGTTAAAGCAGAAAAAATGTGGTGTATTGAAATAGAAAATGAAAATTTTTTTATGGAAAGAAACGGACAAACTTTATTAACAGGTAATTCAAGAAACGGAATGAAAACAAAGATACAAAATCTTGTTGTACGATACAGTGGAAAAAGATATTACGTTGTTCATAGTCCTTCCCATGCAAATGAATTTTATGAAATAAATCTAGTTGGCCATATACATGATGCTTGGAAAATAAAAAGATTAAGTGACAAATCTATAATGTATAATGTGGGAGTAGATGTTAATGATTTTAGACCAGTTAATTTTCAAGAAATAATTAGCAATATAGCTAAATGGATAAAAAATGGAGAAAAATGTGAATATGCTGAAAAGTTTAAAAAAAAGATTAAGCAAAAGAAAAAACTTGAAAGACTTGAAAGAAAAAAATAAATGAAATACACTGTAAAACAAATACCTAATAAAGAAACCCGTAACTATATCTTGCATCATCATTATGCCCAAAGAAGACCCAGTATAAGTTATGCTTACGGATTGTTTGAAGGTGATGCTTTAAAGGGTATTTGTACTTATGGTAGCCCTCCTAGTCCTTCGTTATGTAAAGGTATTTGTGGAGAAGAATATAGACGCCTAGTAGTCGAATTAAACAGGTTGTTCTTAGAACCAGAAGTAGAAAAAAATAGTGCTTCTTTTCTAATAGGTAAAACGTTTAAAATGTTACCAAAGCCAAAGATAATAGTTAGTTATGCTGATACAAGTTGGAATCATGCAGGCTATATTTATCAAGCAACTAATTTTATTTATACTGGGTTATCCGATAAAAGAACAGAGTGGAGAATGAAAGGAACTAATCTTCATTCTAAAACGGTTTGTGAACTATATGATTTGAAGCTAAGAAAAGCAGACGATAGGTTTCACGTAGTTCAAAGACCAAGAAAACATAGATATATTTATTTTCTGGGGAGTAAAGAGGAAAAAAAGGAACTGAAAGAAAAATTAAGATATCCAATATCATCTTATCCTAAGACAGAGAATAAAAAATATGATGCTAGTTATAAAGAAATAGAGGGAAGTAATGCCTAATTATGTATATTATTGTGTAGACTGTGAAGTAGAATTTACTTATTTTCATAGTATGTTTACTGACCCTATAACAGTTTGTGAAGAGTGTGGAGGTAAACTAGAAAAGGTTATTAAGTTTTCAGGTAGTTTTGATTTAAAAGGTGATGGATGGTATGAAAGTGATTATAAGGATAAAATATGAAAAAAGAAATAATTAATAAGCAAGAAGCTGACGGTAGAAAGATAGAAGCTAACAAGAAGAAGAATAAAAAGAGAGACTTCAGAAAGTGGGCTAACAAATATTTAAAGCCTGGTGAGATGCCACCCAAGACAGCTGGATGGGGAGAAGGTACAGTATTATATTGTCCTGATTGTGACTTACAAGCCTTGAAAGCTACTCATAAAGATAAATGGACATGTAATCATTGTGGAGCAGAATGTATATCAATGTCAAAAACTAAATTTAAGGAATTCAGAAATGCTCAAACTAGACAAAAAGAGAATAGAGAAGATATTTAATAAAAAGATACCACCTAATAAAAAAGTTATAGGAATAGATACTGCTAGTCGTACAGGGTGGTGCTTTATAAAAAGTAATACCAATTGGATTTATTTAGATTATGGATTCTTAGATATAAAGAGCAAGAATTACTTATTTAAATATAATGAACTTATCAAATTTTTTGATAATATATTAACAGGAGAAGAAGATTATATATTAATAGAGGATACTTTTTGTGGGTTCAATAAAAAAACATTTAAATTATTGTCTCGTATAGGAGGAATAGTTTACACTGTAGGGAGATTAAAAAAAGCTGAGAAGTTGGAGTTCTTACTAGCTACTCAAGCTAGAAAATATTTAGGGTTGAATGGAAGTGCTAAAAAAGTAAAAGTTCAAGCAGAGTTTAAAAGAAAAACAAAGATAAAAATAGAAGATGATGATGTTATAGATGCAATAGTATTAGCTTTGGTTGCTTTATTTAAATGTCAAATACAAAAAAAGTCCATGCTAGAGTTACAAAACGAAATAAATAAATAATGTATATTTTTCAAAATAAAGAAATAGAATGGGAAGATAAAACTAAGTGTCCTATTTGCGGAGGACCGATTAGAGAAGATATCCGTAAAGGTTGTTCTAAAAAAAGAGCTTTGGTTTGTGATGCATGTGAGTTCACAACAAGAGGATTAGAAATAAAATGGAAATAAATAAAAAAATAATAAACTTATATGAATCTATATTTAAATATAAGTGTAAACGTGGTAAGCACAAAGTTTATATTAAAGCTTTTGGTAAAACTGTATGGTTTTGTAATGCTTGTGGTGAATATATTACTGAAGATACAGGATGTAGTAATCCTTGGTGTCCAGAGGAGATGTCATGAAAGAATTAACTTTTAGCACAGAAACACGAGAAGCAATATATAAAGCCCAAAATAATTATTGTGGAGTAGAAGGATGTACAAATAAAATAGAAGATTTTCATCATAAATTATCGAATAAAAAAGATTATCAAAGACTATTTCCTTTATACTTGAATAGTCCTCTAAATTGTATCGGTTTATGTCGAAATCATCATCAATCAAAAGAAATATTTAAATTTAATATCAACCTAGATTTGGTTAGAGTATATGAAAAATGGTTGGAAAATATTACTAAACAATATTATAAAAAAGGATATATAGAAAGTGAAAACAATAAAGAATAAATCAATAATTTATATACAATAAAAAGAAACAGAAATTTTGTAGTCGAAAATGTGCTAATAAATATAATATATAAAAAAGTTTAAAGGAGTAGTTAATGACTAAAGAAAAGAAAAAAGAATCAAATTATTTAGATGATATTAAAAAGACTTTTGGCAAAGATTCTATAATGTCTTTAAGTGATATGGAATTAAGACCTTTGGAAACCTTTCCTACTGGTAGTTATGGTATAGATGAAGCCGTGGGTAATAACGGTTTACCTAAAGGAAAGATTATAGAAGTAGCAGGCCAAGAGAGTACATGTAAAACTTCTTTAACTCTAATGATGATTGCTGAAGTACAGAAACAAGGTGGGAAGGCTGCTTTCATTGATGCGGAACATGGTTTTAATGCTGCTCATGCTAGAAAGCTAGGAATACAAGAAAAGAATTTTTATTTATCACTTCCTATGAAAGGTGAAGAAGCCCTTACCATCACACAAAAACTAGTAGAGAGTGCAGAATTTGATTTAATAGTGGTGGACTCTGTTCCTATGATAGTACCTGAAAAAGAATTAGAAGGTGATATGGGTGATGCTCATTATGCTCTGAATGCTCGTTTAATGGGTCAGGCTATGCGTAAGTTGGTTGCTCTAGCTAGTGAGTCAGGAACGACTATTATCTTTATTAATCAGCTTAGAATGAATATAGACCCTATGAGTAGAAAGAAATGGATTAGACCAGGTGGAAAAGCTTTAGACTTTGCTACAACTATTATAATGGATTTAAGAAGAATCTCTGATATAAAAAGAGGAGATGAAATAATAGGTATCAATGTTAAGTGTAAAATAGAAAAAAATAAAGTTGCCCCCCCTAAAAGAGAAACAATTATTGAATTTTATTTTGATGAAGGTATATCTAAAAGTTCTGAGTTAATAAATCGGGCTTTAGAACTAAAAATATTGAAAGCCAAAGGTGCTGGGTGGTTTCATCTAGACGATACAAGAAAATTTCAAGGTAGAGATAATCTAAGATTACTTTTGAATGACGATAAAGAATTGTTTAAAGAAATTCAAACACTAATAAATAAAAAACTAAAGGATAAAGATGAAAAAACCAGTGACCCTGTGGACAAAATTGATACCGTCAAAAAACCTAAAAAAAAGTAAGTGGGAATTTAATCACTTAGAAGACGGTTATTCTAAATTAGATAAACCAACACCTTATTTTGATAGCCAGAAATCTTGGCTAAAAAATGAGTGGAAAAAAGAATATGCTCACTTAGTCAATAATAAAGTAGTAAAGGAAAATTATGGATTATAAAGAAATAGAACAACATTTTAAAAACGCAGAAACTTTAGATGAGCTACTAGAAGAATACAAAGAAGTTTTTGATGAAATAGATTTTCAAAAATTTAAAATGGCAGGAAAACAACTTACTAATTATGGAGAAGCAGAAGAATGTTTACAAATTCTAACTGGAATGTATATGTCTATTGCCCCTGTAGCAGAAATTATTACAGGTGAAAAGATAAATAGAGAAACTGCTTTTGAAGTTAATAGAAAGAATGAATTAGAACTAGAAAATGATGACTTGCCACCTAAAGAACAGAAAAAAATAGTAGCTCAATTAATAAAAAGTGAAGCAAGTGTATTTGTTGCTAGGTATCGTACCGTTAGAAATGTATTTAAAGGTTATTTAAACTCTTGTGAGAAAGGTATAAATTCTTGTCAATCTATTATGAAACAACAGAAAAAAGAAAGTTATATGACTGATACAAAACAGGATTAAGGAGTAAAATGAAATTTAAAGTAACTGATAATAATGGAAAAGAATCTTTTGTTGAGTATGAGTGGAATAAAGAAGACGGAGTGCCAAATGAAGAAGATATATTAGAGAATATGGAAGAATGCACTTGTTGCTTAAATGAATCCGTTAATCATTGTGAAGGTGAATGTGTTATGTTTGATGAAGGTAAAGTAGAAGTAGTATGAGAAAATTTATAATATTTCTCTTAATGGTTGTTGCTGCTTTCGGAGGACAAATGTTGTATAAGAATAATCTCAATATATTTCAAGGAGCAGAGTCTATCATTTGTGAAAAGGCTTATGGTGATATGGTATTTTTAGTAAAAGTTGGTGAAAGCATAAGAATTAAAGAAAATGGAGATTTTTTAGTTAATGGCGAATATACTGCTAATAACATGGAAATATATGAAGGTTTTAGAGAATATTTTACAGAAAACAAAGGTGATTTGAGGGTGATAAAATGAAAAGAAATTGGTTGAGTTGGGTATTTATGTTTTTGATGATGGTAGTTATCGTGGAGTTTAATGATGGTACGACAAGAACAATAGAGGATGCAAAGAGATGGACTATAGCTCCAGTGTCAGGGGCTTTAGAAGTATATATGGATAAAACTAAAGGTTATCACTTGTATGTTTTCTCTTCAAAAAATATACGTTCATATGAAATATATAAAAAATAAGGAGAAGAATTGAAATTAGTTAATCTTTACAATAACAAAAACAATAAAAAACTATATCTATTTCTTCGTGATGCCGAAGGTAAGCTAGAAATCAGAGAAGAAAATGGATACTTACCTTATTTCTACAAACCAAGTAAAGCTGGTAAATATAAAGGTTACGATGGAACTAGATTAGAAAAAATTCCTTGTAAGATACCAAAAGACCTTTATACTTATGCCGACAGAAAAAATGACTTTGAATCAGATATTCCTTTTTGTCGTAAATATTTAATAGATAAAGTTAAAGAAATAGAAGAAACTAAAATCAAGTATTGCTTTATTGATATTGAAGTTAAAGCTGAAGGTTTTCCTGACCCAACAAAAGCTGAATGGCCTGTTAGTTGTATTAGTATTTATAATTCAGCTACAGAAAAAATAGACACCTTTTACTTACCTGACTATGCGGACTTAGAAGAATTTTTGTTAGATGATTTTGTTAGGTATTTAAAAAAAGAACAATTTGATGTTATGTCTATGTGGAATACACAATTTGATTACCAATATCTAAGTAAAAGAATACCAGACTTTGCTACAAGAATAAGTCCAATAGGTAAAAAAAGATGGGCTTCATTATCTACCTTCTTAATAGGGCAGGATAAACTTTATTTGGACATGCCAGCAGGTACAAGTGTAATAGATTACATAGAACTCTTTAAGAAAATAAAAATGAGAGAACAGAGTTACGCACTAGATAGAGTTGCACAAAAGTATTTGAAAGAAGAGAAGTGGCAAAAAACAGATTTCAATAATTTAGATGATGGTGTTGTTAAAGCTAAAAATATTCACGATGTAGAGAGAATGATTAAACTAGAAAAAATGTTTAATATCTTTCCGTACTTCGATAACATTAGAAGATTGACTAAATGTGAATGGGAAGATTTACCTTATAACTGTTTAGACGATAAAACGGAAATATTAACAAATGATGGATGGAAAAATATTGATACTATTTCTAAAGAACAAACAGTATTAAGTTTAAATTTGTTTAATGATAAATATGAATATATTAATATTGATAATATATTTAATTATGATTATGATGGTATATTATTAAATTATGAAAAGGGACGAATAAATTATAATGTGACACCTAATCATAATTTTTTAATGAAGTATAAAAGATACGAAGGGTTGTGGGCAAAACAAGATACTTATTGTTTTGAAGAAGCTCAGAATATTGCTGACGGAAAAAGAGCCTTTATTATGAGCGGTAAAGGATATTATAATGGAAAAAATAATTATTTGTCAGATGATGAAGTAATGCTATTGGCTTGGATTATTACTGAAGGTGGGTTTGAAAAAAGACAAAGCAGAAATTTCGCAAGTTGTATAGTTATTTCCCAAAAAAAAGGAACACCTACTTATTATAAAATTAAAAATTTATTAAAAAGGTTGGGTATTAAAACAGGTAGAGAACGAAAAGAAGGATTGATTATACCAAGTGCTTTTGCAACAAAATACAGAGTTTTATTAAATGAAAAAAAACAAATTCCTAAAGATTTATTTGAACTACCTTTGAGACAAATGAGAATTTTTTTAAATACTTGTGTAGAGGGGGATGGTCATAGATCAAAAAGAAAACCCAGAAATGTTTATATTGCTACAGCTGATAGAGATTTAGCAGAGCAATATCAAATTTTAGCTATTTTAGCAGGCTATAATGCTTACATAGGTCACACTGATAAAGATGTTTGTATGGGTAAAAAATTGTCATCTATGAAAAGAGTATATAGTGTTTATATTCAAATGCAAGAAAACTGGACCAGATGTTTTCATAAAAAATGGGTTAAAGAACAGCATTATAAAGGTAAAGTGTGGTGTATAGAAAATAAATACCATAATTTCTTTATAAGAAGAAATGATAAAGTTATGTTAAGTGGTAATTCTCGTTTGATAGAATCAATGATTTTACAAGAAGCAAAAATAAAAAGAATAGTTTTGCCTAATAAGAAAGCAGATAACGAAAACGAAGGGTTTAAAGGAGCAACTAGAGATTCAGAAGTGGGATTATTTAAAAATGTTTTTAAAGTGGATATAGCTGCAGCATATCCAGAAGCCATAAGAAATTTTTGTTTAGATACACAAAATATAGAAGAATATCCTACTATAGAAACAGTTACTGTAAATGGAATACATTTTAAACAAAATCCAGATGCACTATTTCCTGTAGTAGTTGAGAAATTATTAGATTTTAAAAAAGATTTAGGTGACAAATTAAAAAATACCTCTTTAAATTCTCCAGAATATAAAATAATTAAAAGTCAATATGATGGAGGAAAAGGTTTAATCAATTCGGTTTTTGGTGTAGCAGGCAATCCTTATTTTAGATTATTTGATAATAGACTGACTTCATCTATTACTTATATAGTCAGAGATTTATTACATTATGTTATTGATAAAATAGAGGAAGAAAAAGGCGAAGTTATTTATTATGATACAGATTCTATTTTTTGTAAATTAGATAAACCTAATGAAAACATAACAAAATTTTTTAATAATTTGGTACAACAGTGGTGTAAAGAAAAATTTGGTAAAGAATCTGTTACTATTAAATTTGCATTAGAAGGCGTGTTTAAAAAAATCTTATTAATTGGTCGTTGTCATTATTATGGCTATCTAGAAACACCTAAAGGTTTAGAGACAGAAATTAAAGGTTTACAGATGAAACGTAGTTCATCCAGTCAATTTGAAGCAAGTTTTCAAAGAATATTATTTGAAAAAATAATGGAAGAAGTTCCTGAAGCATCAATAAAAACTTGGGTTGATAATCAGAAAGAAGAAATAAAAACAAAAACTTTAGAAGAAGTAGGTTTTCCTTGTAAAGTAGGAACTAGAAACTATATAAATGAACCTATCTTTATGAGAGCTTATAGGTATACTAAAGACATTGACCCTACCTTCTTTGTCCCTAAAGGTGAACTTTATTATTATACTTATGTAAAACCTTTTGGTTGGGAAATGAAAGACGTAGAAAAGACTTACAGAAAACTAGATGGAAAAAGAATATCAGAAGTCAGACTAGAAAAAGTTTTGACAGAAGACTTAAAAAAATCAAAAGATAGACTAAGAGTTTTAACTGACAACATTCCTAAAGAACAATGGTTGAACAAATATAAAAAGTATTTAGTTAGTGTAGACAGACTAGATATAACACATGAAACTAAGACGATTAAAAGTAAAGTAAAAAATGTTCTGGCTTTTAATGATGATAATATTACAGAATTTGATAAAGATAATGTTGATTGGAAAGAAGTTATAAGTAGAAGCATTAATAATAAAACAGAGAAAATTTATGATGTTATGGGTTGGAATGAAAAATTGAAACAGGAGGGAGAATGAAAATGATAATAGTGACACTGGTAGATTTAGGTGACGGAATGTTAGACACAACTATCGTTCAGGATGAAAAAGGATTAGAAACTTTTTTGAAAGCGTATGATAAAGATTTGTGGGCAATACAAAATATCGAAATAAGAGAAGGTCTGTTTATTTCAGAATCAAAAGATTTTTATAAAGTAGTTAAAGGTTTAGAAATTGGAGGAAAAAATGTTAGCTAATAAACATGTGTATCAAGAACTAGAGTGGATAGAAAAAGAGTACGATAAAGAAAAAATGGGTGCAGTCAAAGCTATTTTGAAAATAACAATTTTGATAGTTAAAATTTTATTAAATATCCGAACCAATACTGTAGCTATAATGAAACATTTTGGTATTGATTTGTTTAAACCATCAAGAAAAGATGACCATGAAACCAAACCAGAGTAAGGATTACTGCATAGAAAGCATCTATGTAGGGAAAAAGAGCTATAATTTAACTAAAAATGTTTTAGATAAATTATTTATGAAATCTAAAAAGTTAGGTAAAAAACCTAAACTTGTTTTATGTTTGGGAGAAGAGAACGATACTTATGTTTTAGATTGTTACATAACAAAGGGATAAATTATGAAGAAAATAAGTAACAGTAAAGCAAAAATACTTCTTTTTGATATAGAAACTTCTCCTATAAAAGCTTATATTTGGGGTCTGTGGACAGAAAATAGAAGTGCAGACTTTATTATAGAAGATTGGTTTGTATTATGTTGGGCTGCTAAATGGTTTGATAAAAGAGAAATGTTATCAGCTTCTTTGTTTGATGATAAGAATTATAAAAAAGAACCTCATAACGATAAAAATATATTACAAGGACTTAGAGACCTGTTAGATGAGAGTGATATAGTTATTGGGCATAACCTAGATAAGTTTGATGTTAAGAAAGTCAATGCTAGATTTTTGTATCACGGTATAACTCCACCATCACCTTATAAAACAATAGACACTTGTTTATTAGCTAGAAAACATTTTGGATTTACCTCTAATAAATTGGATGATTTGTGTCAACACTTGGGGTTAGGTAAGAAAGCTCAAACAGGCGGATTTGATTTATGGAAGAGATGTTTAAAAGGAGACCCCAAAGCTTGGGCTAAGATGCTTAAATATAATAAAAAAGACGTTGTACTATTAGAAAAAATATATTTAAAGATACGTCCTTATATTAAAAATCATCCTAACTTAGGTGTTTATATTGATGAAGACAGAGCTAGTTGTGTTAATTGTGGTAGCTTTAGAATACAATATAGAGGCTATGCTACAACAAAAGTATCAAAATTTAGACGTTTTCAGTGTCAGGAATGTGGTACTTGGAGTAGAGAAAGAGTTAATATTCTAGATAAAAATAAGAAGAAAAGCTTGGCAACTAGTATAGCAAATTAAGAATGAAAAAGTTAGTTAATAATAGTTACTATTGTGAGGTAAGTGTGATATAATAAGGGTGAAAGAAGAGGGAAACAAATGAAAGATAAAACGTTAAGATGTGATTGTATAGGAGGAACACATTATATTTCTTTTATAACTGTCGAGGATGAGGGAACAAAAGAATTATATATTGACTTGATTACAGATTTACATCATTATAGTTTTTGGAACAGATTAAAAAAAGCTATTTTAGTTTTAAGAGGCAAAGAGTGTTGTTTAGATGGTATTATTTTACACGAAAAAAGTAAACTAATTGAATTACTAGAATATTTAAAACAATGAAGTGTATATTTTTAGATTTTGATGGTGTCATTGTAACGATGGAAAACTCGTTTGATAAACCCAACAAAAGAACTATGAAACACCTACAAGACATTCTAGACAGTACACAAGCCGAAGTTGTGGTTTCTTCTAGTTGGAGGGTCGGCAGTACTAATGCACACCTAGAAGAAATCTTAGGCTTTAAAATCAAAGGTGTAACCTCTAGACTGGGTAGTAGAGATAGGGGAGAAGAAATAGAAACCTATTTAGAAGAACATCCAGAAATAGAAAAGTATATTATTTTGGATGATGAAGAACACGATATAAAAGATTATGGGTGTAGTAAGTATCTAGTAAAAACTAATATTTATATTGGATTAACTACAACAACAAAAAACAAAGCTATTTCAATGTTAAAGGATTAAGATGGACGTAGAACAAAGAATAAAAAAACCTTTTATAGTTAACGTTAACAAAAATGCTATAAGCTTTTCTAACTTACAAGAAACAGTTTGTAAGAAATGTCCAGACAGATTGAGATGCTTAACTGGCGAAGGTCGAATTGATTCTTTAGACATAAAAGTTAGAAATGGATACGAATCATCAGCAGTATTAAAATGCAATCTAAAATTTCCTAAAGGTAAATTTTGTAAGATTAAAATTTATAGAGGTGAATTTATTGATTCACAAAATATAGAATTTACTTTTTATAAAATGTCTGCTTATATGGACGATGCTCTGAATACTTATACAACACACTTTATAAACGAAGACCCAAACTTTTAGGATAGAACCATATGTGGATTACACAAATTGAATTAAAGAATTTTCAAAAACATGCTTCCTTAAAAATAGACTTAACCGATAAGGTTAATATTGTTCACGGAGGGAGCGACACAGGGAAAAGTTGTTTTATCCGTAGTTTGTTGTGGATACTGTATTGCGAAATACCAGGGGATGTTGTTAGAAAAACTGGTACAAAACAAACCAGTGTTAAAATAACTTTAGATAATGGTATTCAAGTAGAACGTATTAAATCAAAATCTATTAATGCTTATGTATTATATAAGGATGGTAAAGAATATAAATATGATTCTATAGGAAAAGAAATACCTGAAGATATAAAAAACGTTCTAAAGTGTAATAAGTTAGATGTGGACGATAAAAATTCAGTTATATTAAATGTTTCACAGCAATTAGGGATGCCTTTTTTACTAAGTGAAGCTGGTATTTTTAGAATGAAAGCTTTAAATAAGCTGACAGGTAATGATGTTTTAGATGGAATTAATCAAGGCTTTAATAAAGATATATTGAGAACACAGAGAAATATCAAAAGTAAACAAAGCGATTTTGACGAAAAAGAACACACCTTCATGACAGTTAAAACAGACTACGAAGTTATAACAGATAACTATGATTTAGTAGATACTATCTATACAAAAATAGAAGAAATAAATAAAGAATACCTAGAAACAAAAGGTTGTATTGAAGCAATTAATAAAAAAAAAGAACTCTATACTAAAACAATAGAAGACATTAAAGGTTTAAAAAGTTTAGATGAAACTAAATTAGAAGAGTTAAAAAAAGTTACTCAACAGCACGATATAATTAAAGAGCTGTTTAGTAAGATTGGTAAAAATGATTGTTTAATAATGGAAACAATGGAAGGTATTTGTAATCAAAACATTATATCTGATTCCAGATTAAATAATTTACAATTAGCTACAAATCTTTTGAGTGAAATTAATGATGTGTATAACAAGTATAAAACCAATGCAGAATTATTAAGCACTATAGAAGAACAAAAGAATAAGATTCAATCTATAAAGGATAACAAATTAAATAATTTAAAAGAACTAAGTGACAAGTATAAAAAAATACAACACATACAAAGTGAATTGAGTACAACAACAGAAGATATAGAATTACAGACTGCGGATTTAATGTTGGTAAAAGAAGAAATAAGAAGTAATGTTTTAAAGTATAAAGAGTTACTAAAAGAGCAAAAGACTTGTCCTGTTTGTTTTCAGCCAATAACTGAAGAATGTTTAAAGGAGATTAAGTTATGAGAACCCTTTTATTTTTTATTAGTCTTATGTGGATAGAACTTATGAGTAAACATTGGAATCTGTTTGAACCTATGAATGAACAGTCACAACAAGGTTTAGTTATTACCTTTGCTCTATTTTTAATAATGGATTGTTATCAAATATATAATGGAAGAAAAAAGGAGACTAGTCATTAAATTTTTGTATTTCACCGACGGTCATTTAAGAGGAACGAACCCAAAAAATCGTATTGGGGACTTTACTCAAGACATTTTAGATAAGAATCAAGAAGTTTGTGATTTGTCTAAAAAATATAAGTGTGATTGTTTAATAAGCGGTGGAGATAATTTTGATTCTCCTTTTGTTTCTTTAGCTGTTGCCGATGAGTTTGTTGATATCTTTGAAGAAAATGGTTTGCCTGTATACTCTGTCCAGGGAAATCATACATTAATTGGTCATAATGTTGACTTATCTAAAGCTAGTATAATGTATCATATCTTTAGAAGAAGCAATACTTTTAATAGGCTGAACAAACAAAACCTCTTAGAAGACGATAGTTGTGTAATAGAAGGATATGATTATAACCACAACATAGACGAAGAAATATTAGAGAACGGTTTTTATTGTTCTAAGAAAACAGATAAACTAAAAATAGGTGTACCACATGCTTTAATTACACCAAAGAAATTACCTTTTAGTGCTAAACATGTACCTGTAAAAGAATTTAAAACTGATTTTGATTACATACTAGTAAGTCATAATCATCAAGACTTTGGAGTTATAAAGAAAGACAAGACAACCTTTATTTCTATTGGAGCTTTAGCAAGAAAAACAGTAAGCAAAAATGATGTAACAAGAGTTCCAAAAGTTATATTTTTTGATACAGATAAAAATGAATACGAAATCATTAAATTAAAGTGTGCTAGACCAGTAGAAGAAATATTTGATTTAGAAAAAATAAAGGAAGCTAAGGAACAAGAAACCAATTTAAATGATTTTATTGATTCATTACAAGACATTGGTTTAGAAGAATTAGATTTGTTAGGTTTAATTAAAGATATTGGAACAAAGCTAGACGGAGACAACGAAAAGGTTGTAGACGAAATAATAGACAGACTAAGCAAGACAAAGGAGAAATTATGAAGAAAAAGAAAGAAACAAAACCAGAAGGTTTAGTTGTAATTGAAGAGATAATGTTAGATTTATATGCAACAGAAGATACAGAATATGGTAGAGACTCTTACAAGGTAGGCAATCTTGAAGAAGTAGCTAAAGCACTATTTGATTCGCAGAAAAATTATGAAGCAATAATAGAGCATATAACAGAAGAAATATTTAAATGGCAACAGAAACATAACATAACTAGTATTTGTTCTAAACATCAAACACCTAATAGCAATTGTTCTATTTGTGATGCAATGATTAATGAACTAAAGAAGAAAGCAAATAAAGTTTCTAAAGACTTAACAGTTAGTGATGTTGAAGTAGCTTTTAAAAAGTACAATAAAAGATTTCCATCAGAAGTATTGAAAGAGTTAAGAAAAATAGAAAATAAGGCGGAGATAGTTTAATGGCAGAACGCATGTCCTTCCAGACATATGATGGCGGTTCAATTCCGACCTCTCCGCTCCAGTTCAAAGTTAAAGAATGCAAGTGGTCTGATGCGGTTCAAATATATAAATTGTTTCATTATAAAACAGACCATATAGGTGGCGACATAAAATTTAATCTTGGTTTATACTGGAAAGATACACTAATAGGGGCTGCAACATTTGGTCCTCCTAGACATCAAAAGAAACATGAAGGATTACTTGATTTAAGAAGATTTTGTTGTGTAGATAAAGCCCCTAAGAACACAGAGAGTTATTTTTTAGCTAAGTGTATGTGGTGGCTAAAGAAAAATTATAAAGAAGTAAAAGGGATATTAACCTTTGCTGACAAAACAGTAGGACATGTAGGAACGATATATAAGGCTACAGGATTTACTTTGTTAGGTGAGACAGGTAAGTCAAAGTATGTAATGTGGGGAGATAAAAGATACCATATGCGAAGTTTAACTATAGATAGACCTTATAGTTATAGATTGAGAGAAGCAATTAAAACTGGAGAAGCAGAAGTAAAAACAGGTAAACCAAAATTAATTTATGTTAAGGAGTTTTAGATGAGCAAGAAGTGTCCTTTTATTCAGAAAGATTTTTTATATTGATAAATATTATAGGAAACCAATTGATTGTATAGAAGAAGAATGTATGGCTTGGAAGACGGTAAGTGAGACCTATCCTTCTGGTGCTCCAAGGCTTGAAGGTGGTTTTTGTAAATTAATAGACAAGGAGAAATAAATGGACTTTAAACAAGAAATAGAACGAATAACACAAGTAGTAGAAAAGAACAAACTAGAAAAAGCTAAACTTGAAGAAAGACAACGCAATCTGGTTGAAGAAAAAGATGAACTTGTTGCTGAACTCAAGGAACATGATTTAACAGAAGACACAGTAGATGCTTGGTTAGTAGAAAAAGAAGAAGAATTAACAAAGGATATTGAAGAATGCAAACAGATATTAGAAATCTAAAAGAACATAAAGATAAACTACAAAACAAAATTTCTGAAATCAAAGGACAATATGATTTGTTGGGAGTTCAACTAAAAGAACTGTCTTCTAGCATTGAAACAGAAACAGAGAATCAATTGCTATATAAGAAAGCAGTAGAAATTTTAGATTTGGCTCAAAAATCTGTTCAAGCTTCTTTGAAAGAAAAGTTTGAAAGCATGGTTACTTATGCTTTACATTATGTCTTTGGAGCAGAATACAAATTTGAATTAGAGTTTGGTAGAAGAGGGAACTTGCAAGAAGTAGATTTCAATATTAAAACCAAAGATTTAACAGAACCACAAAATCCTTTAGATACTAGTGGAGGTGGAGTATTGGATATAGTTAGTTTGGCTTTAAGAGTTGCTTTTTTAGAGTTGTATACTCCTAGAATAGAAGGACCAATAATACTGGATGAGAGTTTTAAACATTTAAGCGAACAATATTTATTAGATGCTAGTGAGTTTTTAAATGTATTATCCAAAAAAATAAACAGACAAATAATCTTAGTAACACATAAAAATGAGTTAATAAATTCAGCTTATAATGTCATAGAAATTAAATAAAGGAGTAACATGTCAAATAAAATAGAAATCAAAACAATCACTTTGAATTTAGGTGGAGCAGAAATTTCAATAACTCCAGAACAAGCAAAGAAATTATATGGATTACTAAAAGAAATGTTTGGAGAACCTGAAACAGCTAATAATTATTGGCCTGTCACTTATAGAGACCATATATCTTATTGGGAATGGCCTTATAAAGTTTGGTGCGAGTCGGATGGTACAGGGGCAGCACAGTATAGTTGTCAAGATAATGGTAATTTAAATATAACAATATAAAAGGAGAACAATGCAGATAAAGTTAAAATGTTTAGAAAGAGTAACAGTTTTAGTTGAAGAAGAAAAAGCTTTACAATACTATGCCCTAGATTTAGATATTGATAATAACTTAATATTGCAACGTTTAGGAAGGACAGAGAAAGATGATAACACTACTTAATATCTTAAATTTTTTCGTGGTTATGACTATAGGAATAATATGTAGTGTCTTTGCAATAGTAATATTATTGATTATGGGTATAATGGCTGTTCTGTTTAACCCTATTTCTTTAGCAATAATTTTAGGAATAGTAGTTGTGTTGCAGTTGGTAGGAGTATTATGAAAAGTAAAAAAAGCTTAGATTCTTTTATTAAATATTGCAAAGCAAATAAAACTCAAAGATTTTGGCAAGCTTTAAGAAATTGGAGTAAATATGAATTTATTTATGGTAGTAACAAAAATGTTTATGTTGAGGAAATAGATGTTGGAAATGATTTTGAAGATACTTTTTATAAGGAGGATTGATGAAAAAAGAGTGTGTAAATTGTGAGTTCTATCCTAATAATACTTGTGGTATTCATATAGTATTGTGGACTCGACCTCCTTTTTTTCATAAGAATATAAATAAGGATTGTAAAAACTACAAAAGAAAGTGGTGGAAATTTTGGATAAGCCAGAAAGAAAGATAATACCTAAAGAGTATCCTGCTGATGATTGGATAAAAATTCATGGAGATATAGGGTTTAATAAATGTTACGATTTGTTAGATGCTTATTATAAAGATTATATTGAAAAAACTTATGAAAGTAATAAAATATAATGAGAACTTTAAGAGATTATGGTGATAGTGATGCTCATGATATAAATTGGGAGTCAGTAGGCTAGACGATAGACGAGGTTTAGATGCGTACGAATAAACTTTCCTATCCGAGACGGAAATGGTAATATTAATTGATGTCTACTAAAACTGTCCTCCCTCCCTATTAAAATGAGTCTATGATGTAACGGAAACATATTGGCCTCCAAAGCCAATTATCTAGGTTCGAGTCCTAGTAGGCTTGCCAAAATAAATAATGAAAAATCACAAAAATAATATATAATAAACTACAAAGAAGAGATAAACGAATAATAACATAGGCAGTAAAAATTGGTGTATGAGATTCGGTAAGGTATCCCTGGGCAACTTTCAATGACACCGTGAGGACAGAGTTCTCAAAACAGCCGTCTCATGCTGCTTAAAATAATATATAATGATATATCAGTGTATCAGGATATCCCATTTGTATACCGACAAAGGAATAATTGTTAAAATAGATAATGAAATTGTGAGAAGAGAAGGGGAGAAATGAAAGAATTAATCCATTTAGAAGACACAATAGTTTATATGGGTATGAATAAAATTTTTATAACAAAATATAAAGATAGGGTAACGAATAAAATATATTGTTATGACTCAAAGTCTTTGAACCCTGTTCATTTCAACGGTGGCATAGGAGAAGAGAAACAGGGGAGGTTAGCATTCGATGAAGGGCGATAGAATTTTAATAAATGATTTACATCGAAAAAAAGCTGAATTAATATATAATAAAATCAATAGGAACCAAGATAAATTAATTATTTGTATTGGAGGGTCTTCAGGGACAGGTAAAAGCGAACAAGCCCACGTTTTAAGAGATTTGTGTCATGAGAATAATAAAAGGGTTCAAATTATATCTTTAGATAACTATTATAAGATATGGGAGAATAGAAATGAATTAAGGAAGAAGGAAAACTTCCAAAATATAGGTATACAAGAGATAGATTGGGGATTAATAAATAATATATGTAAAGACTTCTTAAAAAATAAAATAGTTGCCACTATACAATACAATATTTATACAAAAGACCTAGAATCAATACGATGGAATGGGGAAAATATAGATATTTTAATTATTGAAGGCCTGTATGCTAATTATATAGACCACGGAAATATAAAATTTCATTTAGAGGGAGATATAAATCAGACAGAAGAATTTAGATTAGTTAGAAATAAAGAAATCCTAAATGGTGATAGACAAGAGGTGTTAAAAAAAGAACAAAAAGCTATAAATGATTTAAAAAAAGATACAGATTATCTAATAACATTTAATGGACATATAGAAGAGGTAAGAAGAACAAAAGATAAGTTAAAGTAGATAAAAATTTTATAGAGTTTTGTCAAAAATTCAAAGATTATGACCAAGCAAAAGCTGAAGATTGGATAATAGTAGATAATGAATAAAAGAGTTATAATAATAGGTGGAGGAGTATCTTTCGAAGAAGGTATAACAAAAGGTGCATGGGATAAAATAAAAGGGGAGGAATGTTGGTCATTAAATTACAGTCATTTATGGATGCCTTTTCTTCCAAAAAGGGAAATCTTCGTTGATAATTCGTTCTTTAAAAACAATACAGCAGATATAATAGATTTGCATAATAAAGGGGTTGAAGTACATTGTAGATATAATAAAACCTTTGGTGTAACTTTAGGAGATTGGGTACATCAATATAAAATAACTAAAGATAGAGGAGCTTTCTTAGGAGACAAAGTTTTCGAAAGTGAGAAACAGGAACTTTTTTATGGTGGTATGGGGTTATGTGGTAATTTTGCTTTGTCTTTAGCTATAGCAGAAAAGAGAGAAGAGATATATTTATGTTTTGATAAAGAAACTCAAGTTCTTACTTTTAAGGGATGGAAATATTTTGAAGATTTGACAGAATTTGATTTGATATTGACTAGAAAAAGAAACGGCAAAACTGAATGGAGCAATATAAATTATAAAATTAAAATGAAATACAAAGGCGACATGTATAAGTTTAATAGTCCCTGTATGGACTTATTGGTCACTCCTAAACATAAATTTGGATATCTAACAAAGTCGGATAAATTTCAATGGGTAACAGCTGAAGAATCTTTTCATATTAAAAAAAATATAAAAATACCTATTACTTTTGATTTTAATGTGGGGAAAGAACAAGAGTGGTTTTATCTGCCTCAAAATCCTAATCAGTTTAAGCAAATTATGATAAAAAAAATCAAAATGGATTATTGGTTAGCTTTTTTGGGATTGTATTTATCTGAAGGATGTTCAAGTATTAATGGAGGAAATTATAAAGTAACTATTTATCAGAATCATACTAGAGAACAAGATGATTATATACAAGAGATATTAAACAATCTACCATATAAATATCATAGGCATAAAAGAGGTTGGGTGTTTTATAGTAAACAATTAGTATTATATTTAAAACAATTTGGTCTATCTCATGAAAAATATATACCTAGAGAATTAATGAATTTATCTAAAAGACAATTAAAAATTTTATTAGATGCTTTAATATTTGGCGATGGTAGAATAGACAATACTGGTTATACTTATTGGACAGTATCTAAACAGTTAAAAGAAGATGTTCAAGAAATTTTTTATAAACTAGGATATTACTGTAATATTTATACAAGAACTTCAGATGAAGCTTTTAAAAATCAAAAAAATAAATTTATAAAGAAAATACCAAAACGAGGCTTCAAAGACTGTTATACAATATATGCTAACAATAGTAAAAAAAGTGGTAGTCGAAACATTGTAAACTTATTAACATTAAAAAAAAACCAACAAATAAAAAAAATACAATATGATGATTATGTTTATGATGTCAATGTAAAAAATCATATTATTTTTGTAAAAAGAAATGATATGTGTTGTTGGTCGGGTAATTGTGGTTACGATTTTGGTTCACCTTCTTGTAATACAAAAAAAACACATTGGTATCAAGATGAAGTAAACTTAAAAAGTGCTGAACCTAAAAAAGATAAAACCAAGCCAACAATAGTATCTTCTGGTGTAGGGAATCCTCTAGTATATAGAATAAAACATAGAGATTCAATTAAACAGGATTTAAAGGATTTTGAAGTATATTTAGAAAAACATAATTCAAAAATTTGGAATGTTAGTTTACCATCTAATATACCTTATTTTGATAAGATAACTTGGGAAGAATTTTTTAGCAAATTGGAGAATTAAATGAAAGTAATTATAGCAGGTTCTAGAAAGATAACAAATATAAATTATTTGTATAAAGCACTACAAGCATCTGAATTTGAAGTAACAGAAGTTGTTTCAGGTGGAGCAAAGGGGATAGATGCTATGGGTGAGAAGTGGGCAAAATTACACGAAGTACCTATAAAAAGATTTAATGCTCAATGGACAAACTTGTCTCATAAGGATGCCAAAATTAAAAAAAGAAATGACGGTACTGAATATGATTTACTAGCTGGCTTCAGAAGAAATCAAGCTATGGCAGATTATGCTGATGCTCTACTAGCTATTTGGGACGGAAAAAGTGGTGGCACACAAGATATGATAAATAAAGCAATTAAAGGTAACTTAAAAATCTATTTATATGATTTGACGGAGAAAGGATTATTATAATGTTTAAATGTGATGTATGTGGTAAAAGTACTCTTCCTAAAGAACCTATGAGTCTTTTTGTGGAAGAAGAACGAAAAACAGATTACGTCTATACTGTTTTAAAAAAGAAAAATAAAGATACAAGTATTTTTCTAGAAGGAACTTTAGATGAAGATAGGATAAAAGATTTTGAACTAGAAAATTGGATAGTAGATAAAACTTTTGAGACTCAAGGAACAGAAATAGTAAAAGAATCTAAATGTTGTACGGGGTGTTATGAAAAAAAAATTAAGAAGTAAAAAATGTAAACAATGTGGAAAATTCTTTACACCTAAAAAAGCACAATCAGAAGAATATTGTACTGTAAAGTGTTGGTGTAAATTCTACGGTTTAACTTATAGAGGAGAAAATAAATGAAAATAGCATTTATTATAGGCATAAATGGTATGGATGGTTCTAATTTATCTAGACTATTATTATCTAAAGGTTATGAAGTTCACGGTACAATACGAAGGTCTAGTACTTTAACAACAAAAAGAATAGATGATGTGTTTAGTCCACATGATGCTTCAAAAATACACTATGCAGATTTAGCAGATAATAGTGTTATAGATTTAATTTATAAAATAAAACCTGATGAAATTTATAATACTGCTGCTATGAGTCAAGTAAGAATTTCTTTTGATATCCCAGTATACACTTTCGATATAAATGCTACAGGAGTACTGAGGTTGTTAGAAGGTATTAGAAGAGGTATAGAAAACAAAATATTATCTCCTAAGACAAAATTTCTTCAGTGCAGTTCTAGTGAACAATTTGGGGCAACACCTCCACCTCAAAACGAGACTACACAAATGCATCCAATAAGTCCTTATGGTATAGCAAAACAGGCAGCATACTACGCAGTAAAAGCCTATAGAACAGGGTTTAATATGTTTGCTAGTAATACTATTTGTTTCAATCATGAAGGTAAGTACAGAGGGGAAAGGTTTGTAACACAGAAAATAGTTATGGCTGCAGCAAGAATAAAATTCGGTTTACAAAAGAAACTTTACTTAGGTAATTTAAATGCTAAACGTGATTGGGGTAATTCAACAGATTATGTTAGAGCTATGTAGATGATATTGCAACACAAGAAAGCAGATGATTTTGTTGTAGCAACTGAAGAATATTATTCTATAGAAGAATTTTTACTATTAGTTTTTAAAAAAGTAGGTTTAAATATTGATACCTATGTTGAGTATGATAAGAGATTAGAAAGACCGAATGAAGTCAAAGCTCTTTTGGGCGATGCTTCTAAAATTAGAACAACTTTAGGTTGGAAACCAGAATGTTCTTTTCAAGACCTCGTAGGAGAAATGTTAGATAATGCTATGGAAAAAGCTTATCAAGAATTAGTATTGAAAAAGGAGAATAATTGAGTTCATTAGATATTTTTGGTTGGGTTTTTAGTGCAATATATGCCGTAGGTAATATAAGTGTAGCTAGAAAACATCGAACAGGTTGGTTGTTTAGAATAGTGGGAGCAACAGGTTGGATTTGGGTAGGGTTAAGTGTAGGATTAACTTCTATTTTCTTTATAGAAGGTACGGCAGTAATAACAAGTATTTATGGATTTTATAAATGGGGAGAGAAGAAAGAGGAAAAAATGAAAAAATTACCGAAGCCAAAGCACAAATATGGTTATCCTAAATCACAATTAAAAGAAATTCTTAAAGACTTAAAAATTAACCCTGAAGTGTTTGATAGAGTCTTTGGTCACAATACAATGACTTTAGACGAAGCAACAGGAGAAACAATTTTTTATGTTTGTGACGTAGAAAAAGCTTTAAATAAAATGGGTCATCAATTGGGAAGATTTCATCCTTGGGACTAAGGAGAATATATAATGGATTATACACTGGAACCAACAGATAAACAGAAACAATTAATTAAAAAATATTGGACAAAGTTAGTATATGAAGACCAAAAACTTGTAAGAGCTTGTAATAATTTACAAGAAAAAATGAGAAAAGAAACAAGAATAGAAGATATTGAATTCTTTTTTGTTAAAGGTAAAATTCAAGGTGTGGGAAATGAATCAGGAACAATGAAACTAATAAGGAATGAGGAATTAATCTAAATGAAAGATGTTAAATATTGTCCACTAACAAATAAAAAATGTATGCCAGATTGTCAATGGTGGGACAAGAAAAATAAAGCGTGTTTTATTGTATCAGCTTTAAAAAAATTCATGGATAAGACTAAATGAAGTATACTTTAAGAAGGTATCAACAAGAAGCTAGTGATAAAGCTGTTTTGTATATGCAAGAAGGCGAAAGACCGTTTGTACTTGTGTTGCCTACTGGTTGTCATGCCAAAGGTACAGATATATTAATGTATGATGGTTCTTTGAAAAAGGTAGAAAATATTAAAGTTAATGATGAGATTATGGGAATAAATAACCAAAAAAGAATTGCTTTACAAACCATTAAAGGTACAGAATTACTATATAGAGTTACTCCAAATAAAGGAAACTCTTTTCTGGTCAATGAAAATCATATTTTAGCTTTTGAAAAACAATCAGACAAAACTTCAGGACTTTATGTTAAACCTAGATATACTGACTGTGTAAAAGTAAAAAATTGTTTAAATAAATCAAAAACATGGAAACATTTAAGAAAATTACAATATTCGAGTGCTAATTTTAAATCTATAGACAAAAAAATAATATTAGACCCTTGGGTTTTAGGAGTACTAATAGGTGATGGTTGTTTATTACACGGTACGTCTTTTACAAACAGTGATGATAATATTATTGAATTAATGAATAAAAAAGTTAAAAAGTTTGGAGTAAAACCAACAATTAGATATAAAATAAAAAGAAAAAAATCTAGAAATATTAATTATTTCTATCCTAAAGCAACTAGGTCTATTCCCAATCCATTAACTTCAATTATAAAACAATTAGGATTATATGGTAAAAAATCAGGAGATAAATTTGTTCCTAATATATATAAAAGAGGAAGTAGAAACACTAGATTAAAAATATTAGCAGGTATTTTAGATACTGAAGGTCACTTGTGTAAAAATGAATTTTCATACGTATCAAAATCTAAACAACTAGCTAAAGACGTACAGTTTATTTGCAAAAGTTTAGGATTCAGAGCAATTTTTTCTAAAAAAATAAAATCATGCCAAACAATTAAAAAAGGTGTATATTGGGGAGTACATATAACAGGAGACTTACACTTAATTCCAAACATATGTCAAAGAAAAAAAGTATTAAATAAAAGAAAATGTAAGGTTAATCCGTTAGTAACAGGATGGAAAATAGAAAAAACTAAGATTGATAATTATTATGGATTTGAATTAGATGGTGATAATTTGTATTTGACAGGTGATTTCATGATTCATCATAATAGTGGTAAAAGTTTAGTTATAGCTGAAATATGCCATCAATTGAATGAGCCTATATTGATACTACAGCCCACTAAAGAAATATTAGAACAAAATTACAGTAAGTTGGTTTCTTACGGTATAAAGGATATTAGTATATATTCGGCTTCTTTGAAACAAAAAGAAATAGGTAAATATACTTATGCTACAATAGGCAGTATATTTAGAAAGCCAGAACTATTTAAAGATTTTAAATATGTTTTATTGGATGAGTGTCATGGTCTTGACCCTAAGAAAATAAAAGGAATGTATAATAAATTCTTTAAAGAAATAAAACCTAAAGCTATTTGTGGTCTAACAGCTTCACCTTATAGGTTAACACAAAAATACTTTAAAGAGGGAAAGGATTTATTTTATACTTCGAAACTTTCGATGATAAATCGAATTTATCCTTTTTTCTTTAAACAAATAATATATAAGGTAGATAATGAAGAACTATTAAAAAAGAAATATCTGTGTCCAATCAAGTATTATAAATTTAATGATTTTGATACTTCTCATTTAAAAATAAACAGTACTGGAGCAGATTATGATAAAGATGCGGTAGAAGCTTTTTGGTCTGATAGTAGATTAAAAAAACTATCTCAAATTATCTTGGACTTTGATAAGAGAGTAAAACACAATTTAATCTTTTGTTCTTCAATAAGACAAGCGGATAGAGCTAAAGCTATGTTAACAACTATGGGTTTGAGTGCTGATGTTGTTACTAGTAAGCACAATAAAAAAGAAAGAGAAGTATTGATTGCTAATTTTAGGTCAGGCAAAATAAAACATTTATTGAATGTGGGGATTTTAAATTGTTTATCTGAGGATACCGAAATATTATCTGAAACAGGATGGGTTAATATAAATACTATAGATTATAGCAAAAAAATTGCTCAATATAATATTAATACTAAAGAGATAATTTTTAAAATACCTCAAAAAATAATAAAAAAAGATTTAAAATTAGATGAAGAAATGGTAAAAGTGGATGGGAGATATGTGTCTATTAGTACAACAGCTAATCATAACTTTATAGCGTCTGAATATTATAATGACAATTTTAGAAAAATAAAAGCTAAAGAATTAGTTAATAAAAAATGTAATATTTTAGTTTCTGGATTTGCTAAACCACAAAAACTTTTTGTTGAACAAGAACAAATATTTAAAATAAATAAAAATAAATTTATAATATCTAATTCTTATAATTATAGAAAAAAAGGGATAGATAAAAAAACAGCAAAAAAAATGGCATTAAATTTTTGGGAGAAAAAAAGTAAATTGAAATATAAAAATCCTAAAGAACTTACTTTAGATGAATGTAGATTTATAGGATTTTGGTTGGGAGATGGAAGCGTTTCAACAAAAGGTAAATCGGAAAAAACTTATAGTTTGGCTCAGTCTAAGGGATATCCTAAAATGCTACAATGGATTGAAAATATATTAAAATCATGTAACGTAGATTATAGTTATTCAGATTCTTGGCCTACAGGTATAATAATGGGTAGAAAATGTAAAATGGCTAATGAAAAACGAATATATAGATTACCTAAAGGTACAGGAGGACATACTCAATCTGTCAATGGAATATATAGATTATTACCTTATTTAAACAAGAAAGGAACAAAATGGTTTTGGGGGTTAAATCGAAAGCAATATTTTTCTCTAATGGAGGGTCTTTGGCAAGCAGACGGTTGGCATGGAAATAATAAGCCCTATAAGGGTGGAGCTATTACCAAAAGTTTAATAGATTTATTTGAATTGTTACAAAAAATAGGAGTATGTAGAGGATATAGAGTAACAATAAAACCTGTTAAAATGAGACCCAATAATAAAAAACAACTTTATAGGCTATCGTTATATGACAAGCAAAAACATCAGTTAACAAAAGATTTACCAATATTATATAAAAATAAAAGTCAAAATAAAAGAGTATGGTGCGTATCTACTGATTTGGGAACCATTATTACAAGAAAAAAAGGTACAATAACAATTATGGGAAATTGCGGATTTGATTTCCCCAGTTTAGATGGAATTACTTTAGCCAGACCAACTCTTTCGTTAGCTTTGTTTTATCAGCAAATAGGTAGAGGTATAAGAATAGACCCAGATGATGAAAATAAATTGTGTCATGTACTCGATATAACTGATAACGTTAAGAAGATGGGTAGAATCGAAACCATTAAAATAGAAAAAGAAGCTGATGGCTTTAAAGATATGGTAACTACAGAAAAAGGTAAGATGACAGATGTACCTTTATTTAAGTTTAAAACAAAGAAGAAATTCAAAAAGAAAGACACAAAAAATGCTAACTAAAAAGGGAAGATGTGCAAAACAAGAAGTCACAGCTATTATTGTAAATAAAAACGGTAAACATTATATTGGAAGTAATTGGTGTAAAAATCCGCAAAAAGTTTGCCCTAGAGATATTTTAAAATATAAGAGTGGTGAAGGGTACGAATTATGTAAAAAAATATGTAAACAAAATTCTCATGCAGAAATTGATGCTTGTAAGATAGCAAAAAAAGAAGCTAAAGGGAGTACTTTATATCTTATTGGACATACTTATTGTTGTGATAATTGCCAAAAAATCATGAAACAATATGGAATAGATAAAATAATAATAGGAGAAAAAATATGAAACTAGACACTATACATGAAGATTTTAGAGGTAAGATTGCTTCACTAACAGAAGATATGAAATGGGAAGAAGTCACTATATTTCATACAAAAAAAGATAAAGCTAGAGGAGGATGTATTCATAAAATTAATGATGAATATACTTGTGTTATAGAAGGTTCTGTTAAATATTTTATAGGTGATGAAATTATTTATCTTAATACTGGTGACAGTTGGGTTATCCCAAAAGACACTCCTCATTATTTTATTTCCTTAACAGACAGCACTATTTTGGAATGGGGTGCAACAATAGAAGAAAAAAAAGACAAACATATTTTATTTAGAGAAGAAGTTAATAGTATAAATGAGGGTGAAAAATGAAAAATAAGATAATAGCTTTTGATTTAGATAATACTTTGTGTCAACCTATTAAAAGTAATCATGAGAATAAACTAGTCCCTAAACAACTTTTAAAGTTACAACCTTATAAAAAACACATTAAAGTTTTATGTGATATGAAAAAAGAAGGAAACAAGATTATAATTTTTACTAGTCGTTACGGCCCAGATGAAATAAAAGATGCAACGAGAAAATGGCTCAAGAAACACAGAGTCCCTTATGATGAAATAATATGGAATAAACCTTCGTATGACATGTTAATAGATGATAAAGCCATCTCTGCTTATCAAGGTGGATTAAGCAGTACATTAATTAATACTTTTATTGATTTTAACGAAAATAAAATAGCAAAAGAGAAGGCAAAACAATGATATATCAATACGAACCCTTATTTGAAAGAAAAAAATTAGCCGAAGCATTATATGATTATGCTTTAGATAAAAATTGGTATACCGAACACTGGAAAACTAAAGAATTCGAACAAAAGATAAGAGAATTTTTAGGAGTTAAATATGTTTTTTGTGTTAATAACGGAACTATAAGTTTAAGTATGGCTTTATTGGCTGAAGGAATTAAAGCTGGTCATAATGTTGTTGTTCCTTCACATTCAATGATGGCTACAGCTAATGCAGTAAAATTAATAGGGGCAAATCCAATATTCGTTGATATAGACCCAGAGAACGGTTGTTTGAATTTAGAAAAAGCACTCAAAGAAAAAGATATCCAAGCAGTGATATATGTATCTTTAAATGGTAGAAGTCATTGTGAAGACGAACTTAAAGATTTTATTCAGGTGTGTCAGAATTCTAACATTGTTTTTATAGAAGATGCAGCTCAAGCATTTGGTTCTAAAAGAAGTGGTGGTCAAATGATAGGTAATGATGACCATTTAACAAGTTTTAGTTTGAGTGTACCTAAAATTATTTCGACTGGTCAGGGGGGTATTTTAACAACAAATGATGAAATTTTGGCTTTAAATGTTTTACAACTTAAAGACCACGGTAGAAGTGAGGCAGGGTCAGATGTTTATAGTAATTTTGGTATAAATTCAAAGTTTACAGACTTGCAAGCAATAGTTGGATTGTCTCAAATGGAAGATATTGAATGGAGAATAAATAGAAAAAAAGATATACTCTCTTTGTATATAGACAATCTTTATCCTGAACTATTAAATAAAGTTAAGATGTTATACAATGATTTTGAATATACAGTTCCGTGGTTTATTGAAATTTTTACAGATAAAAGAGATGAACTAAAAGCATACCTACTGGAGAACGATATCAAGACAAGGACAATATATCAGCCTATTTATTCACAAGGGGATTATAAACTAGATTTAAATTTACCTAACTCAGAAGAGTTTTCTAGAACAGGTTTGTGGCTACCTTCTTCTTTGACTCTAACAGACGAAGAAATAATAATAATTTGTCAAAAAATAAAAGAATTTTTAAAATAAAAGTTACTATTTGCCTGCCTTTGTGATATAATAAGGGTGAAGATAGAAGGAAAAACAAGTAAATAAAAGGAGTAGTATGCATTTTGCAATAGTAATTCCAACTTACAAAAGGGTCGAAAAGTTAGAAAATCTTTTGACATCTATTTTAGCTAGTACTCATCAAGATTTTGATATCCATGTATTAGCGGATAATAAAGATTATAGTACTATGAGTCATATAAAAAGACATTTTAGGACCAATGAAAAAGTAAAATGTTATGTAATGAGTAAACATAAATTCGTGAGCGGATGCTGGAACCATTTTACTAAATATCATTTTGATGAAATTAAAGATGCTATGGTTTGGTTAGTTGATGATGTTGAATTAGATGTTGATTGTTTAGAAAATTTAAGTAAAGATTTAGAAGCATGTTTCCCAGATACAGACGGTGTTGTTGGCATCAGACAAAGATGTCCTAATCAAAAAGGTTTACATGGAACAGAATTTGGTCAAGTAGCTTTAGGTAAAAAATTTATAGAACGATATCAAGATAACCAAGTATGTATGATATCTTATTTACACTTCTACCAAGATAGAGAAATGTATGAATACGCTAAAAGTTTAGATAAGTTTCATTTTTCAGAAACAGCAAAATTAACTCATTATCATCCTAATAGAGTGCCATCTTATAAAGATAGTACTCATAAAATTACAAGAGGGATGGTAAAAAATTTAGATGATGAGTGTTTTCGTAAAAGAAGAGAAAAAGGTTTATTGTGGGGTGAAAGTTTTAAAACTTTAGATATTAATTTACAAAATAAACATGAATTTTTGGAGGACGATAATGAATACAGTTGATAATTGGATTGATAGTTTTATTGGTGGTTGTAGTGTAGTGTTTTCTTTATTTCTTCTAATGTGGGCAATATCTGGTTTAAATATAGTCAAGTCAACTCCTGATGGCAGATATTTTATACATACACATACTCTTACTTATGAATTAAAAAGTAATAAAAAGGTAATAATGGGAAGGTGCATTGTTGATGAGCCAAAAAAGCCAAATAAATAAATTATCAGATATGATATTAGGATATCTAGCTGAAAACGATATGATATTTCCTGAAGTAAAAGGAACAGCTAATTTATCTTTTTATGCTGATAAGATAGCAGCCCATTTAGTTTCTAAAAAAGTAGGGACAGAGGATAGGTTTGAGTGTGAATATAGAATAATAGAGGGTCAAGGAGATGTAGCTACAATTAAACCAATAAAATATGAGGAGAAAAAATGTACCAACCAATAACTTTTGATGGAACTAAAACCTTTTTTGTTTTAGGTATGAGAAGAAGCGGAACATCTTTTTTAAGACAATTAATAATGGAAAATCCAGATATTAAAAATGTCTTATTTGAGCCGCATGAATTAATTTTTGCAGCTCAATCTATTGATATAAAAAGATATAGAAAATCTGAATATCACTTCAACGCATTACAGCAATTGGAAAGTAAAGACCTTTGGATGGGAGCTAAGATTGTAGGTAATCCTGGTATAGAATTTTTCAATTGGAAGTGGTTAGCTATGAAATTTCCTGAAGCAAAATTTGTATTTATTAGAAGAGATGTAAATAGCACTTATAATTCATGGATAAAAAATGAAACTTCACCTAGAGGAACAATAAGTTTACCAATGTATCATGATTGGTGGAGAGAGACCTATAATGCTTTTTATTTATTTATGGCAGCAAATCCAGATAGATGTTGTCATATAGAATACGAAGATTTATTAAAAGATGTTAATAAAGAGTTAACTGAAGTAGAAGAATTATTAAAGATACAACCATTTAGAAACTTACAACACATGGTAGAAAAACCTAACAACTAAGGAAATTTATGAATAACGAACAAGCAATGAGTATTTTAATTCAATATAAAAGACAATGCAGACAAAGAAATGTTTTTGAAGCAATAAATTTAGCAATAGAATCACTAGTTATTAGTTGTTTAAATGATAAAGAAAGTGTCAAAATTAATGGGGCTGAAGGATACTCGACAGAGAAGTGAAGATTAGTTAAGCATGTCAAGGGTTTAGGTGGCCTTGTAAAAAACCTAAAAAGTAATAAATGCAGAATATAATCCTGTACGTGAGGCTGAGGCTATCATAGCTGAAGCAACTCTTCAAACTGTTCTTGTATAGTTTGTAGTTTTACCAGAATCAAGACGCTTTTATTTTGTTGTACTAGCAGAATAAACTAAGACTCATAGTACTAGATGATAATATTTTTGTTTATTTTTGATAATCATTTAAATTAAAAAATTAACTACACATGTAGAAAGATTAGTTGGAAGTTTTACTGGACCTGGGTTAGATTCCCAGCAGTTCCACCAAAAAGATAATATGAATAGAAAAACTAAGACGTTAGGAGGTTTGATAAGATGGTAGCAGCACTCGGAAGTTTTTGTAATGTAGTCGGTGGTTATATAGTTGATGTTAGTGTTAACGCTGGAGACTTGCTCTGTTCGTTAATAGGCAGGTAGTAAATGTAATAATGTTAGGAGACCAAAGCTAAAATTGCTTTATTCAGTTAAACGATGTTATAAATGTTCTATTCATATTGTGGGTGGGGAGTTAATTCTTCCCACCTATCTAAAAAAAGGAAGTAACATGATACACGGTTTTTATGGTGAATATAAATGGTTATCTAATTTTGAACCAATAGAGATTTGGTCAGATGGTTACAACTTTCCCTCAACAGAAAATGCTTATCAGGCTTCTAAATGTGTATTAGTTAAAGAAATGAAAAGTTTTATAGATATAACACCAGGACAAGCCCAAAGATTAGGACAAAAAATAGAAAAAGTTTCGTATTGGGAACACACAAAATGGGATATAATGTATAGAGTAGTAAAACAAAAGTTTCAAGATGAAAGATTAAAAAAGTTATTATTAGCTACTGGTCCTCACGAACTAATTGAAGGTAATTGGTGGCATGATAATTATTGGGGTGTTTGTACTTGTCACGAATGTAAAGACATACATAAACAAAATAATCTAGGAAAAATAATAATGTTAATTAGACACGAATTACAAATAAAACAACGTATAGAAATTAGTAAGTTACCAAAATAAGTCTATGATGTAATGGTAACATATTGGCTTTTGGAGCCAATTACCTAGGTTCGAACCCTAGTAGGCTTGCCAAAAATAAAAGGATAAGTAATGAAAACAAAAAATTTAAAAGAAAAATATTTATTAGCTTGGTATATATTAACTGGAAGTCTTAAATATGAATATATTTAACATAATACGAGCTATAAAAAACATTCCTAGAGGGACTGGTCACACAACAGCTTGTCTTGAAGGTGTAAAAAATACTCCAAATGCTAAGTTAATAAGGAGTCTTTATCCTTCAGCTGGCGAACAATATGAAACTGTAAGTTTATCTCAGCTAGAACAGGACACCTTTGGTAACCGTAGTCCTTATGTTTTTGATGTTAGTACAGTAGCAGTTATAATACAATGCTTTGAACACCAATTAGAATTGTGTAAAAATCAAAAATGTAACATATGTGCAAATAGACTTAGATGTTTAACAGATAAGGAATAAGAATGGACAATTTAAAATATGAAGACATAAGAAAATATTTATTAGAGATTATTAAACTAATACCTACAAAAACAGAGAATGTTGTATTATTAGACGAAAAAAGTGGTGGTTATGTTAGATTTTGTTATCCACATCTTTTAGATATGTTGGAATTAATAAAACCTTATGGTAATTATTTTGTTTTGTTATCAGGAAGTCAAGTTGATTTTGATGTCTCTTTATGGGATGCAAGCGATAGATTTGGTAATCTTACAAATTTACTTAATGAAAATCATATTATTAAATTATATGACTCTTCTTTAGCAACGCATGAAGGATATTTAATAGCATTAGAAACTTTAGATTCTGATGTGGTTCATAATTTCAAGATAACCGCAGATAATATAACACAATTTATAAGGAAATAAAAAGCATTGGAGTGAAAGATGCGAATCAATAGAAAAATCCAAAGATGGGCAGCAGGTAATTGGGGAAAACCTAATAAGACTGAACAGAAAAATACCAATATACCTATTTTTCCTGAAATAGAAAAACATATGGGTAAAAGGAAAAAAAAGAAATCTAGACCGATGAACCCTTGTCCGTTTTGTGGGGCAGAACTTCCTAGAGTACATAAACTTTTTTCAATTGAGTTAAGATTTTTTAGCTTCGGTATATCTAAGAAGTGTCACGAATGCGGAGCTAGAGAAATACATGGTTGTCCTTGTTGTAAAGGAATGACTTGGTTTAAAGAAGGTAAGTTTAAACATAATAAACAGATATATGATAATTGTGGATATCAAAATTAATGCCAGTGTAGCTCAGTTGGTAGAGCGGTGGCTCGATAAGCCATTGGTCAGGGGTTCAATCCCTCTCGCTGGTACCAAAAGGAATTAAAAGGAGAAGAATGAAGAATAATGTTATTTGGTTTACTGGTCAATCAGGAGCAGGGAAAACAACAGTAGTTAAAGAGTTACTAAAAGAATTTAATGCAGTAATGCTTGACGGAGATTCTATGAGAGCCAGTATTTCTTTAGGTGCAGGTTTTACTAGAGAAGAAAGAAGAGAACACAATCTTAGAGTTGCAAGATTAGCAAAAGAATTATCCAAACAAGAAATTTTAGTTTTTGTAAGTGTTATTGCTCCCATGGAAGAAGCCAGAAAAGAAATAGAAGAAATTTGTGACCCTACTTGGATTTATGTAAAAAGAACTATAGCAGAAAGAGAAGGTCATTTTTACGAAGAACCTAAAGATGTTTTTACAGTTGACCATGATGTATTAGATGTAAAAGCAAGTGTAGATAAAATTACAAAATTTATAATTAATAGTAAAGAAATAGGAGTAGCAGAATGAAACAAGAACATAAAAAATATGAATTAGTTATTGGTCGGTGGCAGTGCATACCACCTCATGACGGACACCTTGCTTTAATTAAAAAACTTTTAAGTGAAGATAAAAACGTAGCTATAGGTTTAAGAAAACAAGACGGAACAGATAAAAATCCTTATACTCAAAAACAAAGAAAAAGAGTGTTTAAAAAAATATTTAAACAAGAAATAAAAGAAGGAAAGGTTGTTGTTTTTAATTTGGTTGATATTAATAATATAGTTTATGGACGAGAAGTGGGTTGGGGAATTCGAGAAATTAAATTAGACGCAAAAACTGAAGCTATTTCAGCTACTAAAATCCGTAAGGAATTAAAGAAATGAAGATAGGATTTACTTTGTTAGAAAAAGTAAAGCATTCAAAGATTGGAGAGGAGAATATAAAATGAGAGCAATAATAGTTTCAGCAGGACAAGGCACAAGATTAAAACCACTCACAAACAGTACACCTAAATGTTTATTAGATGTAGGTGGTATGTCTGTCTTAGGATGGCAAATAAAGATTTTGGAACAAAACAATATCAAAGATATAACTTTAGTTTATGGATTTGAAGGTGATAAAGTAGAAACCTATGTAAAAAAACTTAAAACACAATTTTCAGATATAAATTTTACTTTGGTTAGAAATACTGATTATGCAACGACTAATAATGCCTATTCTTTAGCTTTAGCTTTGAGTCGAACAGGACATTCACCTTTTATATTTTTAAACGGAGATACTATTACCCATGCAAATTTAATTGAAGAATTATTAAAGAACCCAGAAAGTAATGTTCTAGCAGTTAAGGCACAAAAATGCGGTGAAGAAGAAATGAAAGTTGCCCAAGTTGATAATAAAGTTACAGTAGTTAGTAAAGATTTCAAAGAATTTGAAGAATCTTATAATGCAGTATATGGCGAATTTATAGGTATAGCTAAATTTGAACAAAATATAGATTTATTTCATAAAGCATTAAAAAATGTAAAACTTACTGATTGGGTTGAACATTCCTTTAAAGAATTTATATTTATACAAAATGCTGATTTGTATATGCAAGACTTAACCCATTATCCTAGTATAGAAATAGATTTTATAGAAGATTTGGAGTATGCAAGAGATTTGTTTCCTTGGGGTGCTCCTGATTGGGAATTTGGTATTAGACACGGTTCAGAAAGAAATTTAGAAGATGCTATAGATTTATTAGTTGATATAACAGAAGCCTTAAAAGAAAACAATATTAAATACTGGTTAAATTGGGGTATGCTTTTAGGTGCTTATAGGGATGGTGATTTTATACCTTGGGATACTGATATAGATGTAACTATTCATAAAGAAGATGAACAAACAGTAATAGATAAAATAATACCGATAATGAGAAAAAAAGGTTGTTTTGTACCTAAACCTGAAATATGCTGTGAAGGAGATTATTGGTTTACACGAAAGGCTGAAAAAATAGAACTTAACACTGTTCATGATGAAGGAGATAGATATAATTATTCTCCTGGTAGATGCGATTTAAGTTGCCCAAAACATTATATAGATACTCTTGACACTGTTACTTTTAGAGGGCATACTTTTAATATTCCTTCAAGTACCGATAACTATTTAGCAGAAAGTTATGGAGCAAATTGGAAAACACCTATTAAAGGCAAAAAACCGAAAGCGGTAGATAATGCTTGAACTATTTTTGTGTCTAATAGCTGTTCATGCTTTAACAGATTTTTCTTTACAATCATCTTGGATGGCAAAGTATAAAAGTCCTTTGGAGATGCCTGCTGAATTTGCTGGACATAAAAGTAAATGGTTTTGGTTAGAATGTTTGTTTGCTCACTCTTTAGTCAACGGTTTGGGTGTAGGTATTGTTACTAATAATATTTATCTAGGAATATTAGAAACTTTTGCTCATTTTACTATAGACTTAGGTAAATGTTTAAAATTCTGGGGTGTCCATTATGACCAATTTTTACACATAGTAACAAAAATACTTTGGGCATATTTAGCAATTAAATTAATTTAAAGGGGTTCTAAATGATAATAGACGTATTTAAAAGTAAAAAAGATAAAAAATTCTGGGAAGGGTTAGCTGTTTATAATGAACAAATAAAACAAGTTTGTGCAAATTATAATTTTGCTATTGAGAGTATAGAGGAATATGATTTACCTAATAAAAAAGTAAGCTATTGGTATGACCCTAATCATCAAAAAGAATTATTAATTTCTCACTGTTATCCAGCACAGTCCCCTATACAACGAGACTTAAAATTTGATTTACAATTATATTTTGCTAACTATCCATCTTTATACGTTATAAATAAACTTTATGATAATAAAGAAATTAATATAGAAGACCAAGCTGGTGGTATGGGAAGATTCGCTTTTTATTTAAGTAAATTGGGATTTAAAAATTTCCATATAACAGAAAACTTTACACAACTTTGCGAAGACATGTTAGTAGATATGATGAAAAAAGGAAAGATTAATTATAGATTAAATGATAGTACTTTTATGCCTACTGTTATTAATTTAGTTGGGTGGACAGAAATGACAATAAATTTGGAGGGAGTGTCTGGTTTAGCAGAACCTTCTTTTAAACCAGAAACAGAATTACTTTGTCTTTATAATAATATTACTTTAAGAAAAGGAATAGAAAAAAAATTAATTTCAAAATCAGGATTTGTATTTCTTTGTAAAGACGTAGATGATTTAACTTATTTTTATTGTAAAACTGAAAAACTAAAAGAGTTTAAGGAAAAATTAAATGAAAATTCTTTGGTTATATAAATATGCACCTAGATATAATTTTGATAAGTGGTTTCATTTAGAATATGCCAAGTCTATAGCAAATACAAAAGGACTGGAATTGAAAGCTTACGGTTTAAATATACATGAAGGATATCCTGAATTAGCTGTAACTGATTACCACCCTTTAGTAACACTAGAAGCTATGCGTTCTGCGTATAACTTTGATGTTGTTATTTGTAATACAAAAAGTAGAATGTTTGACTTCTATCATCCTGCATGTTTGGCAGGAGGAGAGGCAAATGAAGGGGAAGGAACATGGTTGCCACTAGACTTTGCTAGTTGGACTAAAACGCCTAAAATAATGATAGAAGAAGACTTTCATTATGAAGATTCGAATGATTGGTACATTGATATGGGCTTTGATATAATACTTCAAAGACACAAAAATAATGCTGTAGTAGGAAACTTGCTTGGAGGAATAGAACACAGATGGCATCCCTTTTCTGTGGATACTAATGTATTCAAATTTAAACCACCAAGATACTATTTTTCACCTTATAATATGATGGGTTTTATGGGAAGCGATACTGAAGTTTATGCTCACAGAAAAAAAGTTTTAGATTCTAGTTTATTAAGTTCTTATATACAAAACTACGCTTCAACTAAAAGAAATTTGGCTTACATTGAAGGACTAAGTTTAACTGTTTGTTCTTTATCTGGAGCTAGTATATATAATATAACCCCTGCTAAAATGTTTGAAATAATGGCAAGTGAAAGTATTTTAGTAACAAATGAAGGTGACTATGGATTAAAAGAATTGTTTCCAGATAATAGTTACTTAACTTATTCTGATGACATGGTAGACTTAAAACAAAAGTTAGATGAATTGTTTAAGGACAAAAACAAACAAAAACAAATGAAACAAACAGGTTTACAGCACATAAAAGCACATCATACCCATGAAATAAGAACACAAGAATTAATTAATATAATCAGAGAGTTAAATTTGGAGAATTAAATGAAAGTATGTTTTTTAAGTTGGCACTATGGTACACCTCAACTATTTTTAGACACACTAACTAAAATGACCCCCCAGTGTTCTAATCGTTGGAAAGACATGGAAGCTGTAACAGACCCAGACAAGGCAGATTTTATTTGTGTGTTTGATGGGTATAGTGCTAGTAAACTTCCTCTAGATAGAACGTTATATTTTGGGCAACATCCAAAAATAGAAAATGGTCACTGCCCTGCATTCAGAACTTGGGCCGAGATTGATTGTTTAGGTAAATATCCTTTAGACAAACATTGGAATTGTGGAGAATGGTGGATACCTCAAAACTACGATGAACTTACGAAAATGAAATATAAAGATGTAAAAAAAGATAAAAAATTATGTTGTATTATGACTTATCAGAATCATAAACCTATGTATGCTCAAAGATTAATCTTTATGGAAAAGTTTTCAGCAACGGTTAAAGATTATGATTTATACGGTAGACCTAGTGAAAAATTTTTAGAAAATGGAATACTATCTGAAGCTTATAAAGGACAATTAGGACCAAAAGAATTTGATGCTAAAAAAGGTGAACACTTCTTGGGAAAAGAAATAGTAGGTCAATATGATTATTCCTTAGAATTTGATGTGGGGCCAACTAAAAATTATATCAGTGAAAGATTTTATGATGCTTTATTGTTGTGGACTTTTCCTTTTTATTTCGGTTCAACTAATGTAGAAGAAATATTACCTGAAGGTTCTTTTGCAAACTTAGACATTCAAGATACCTCATTTGAAAATACTATAGCTACTAGATTTATAGCTGAAAATAAACCGTCAAAATCAACAATAGAAAAAATGGCAGAAGCTAGAGACTTACTGCTAAATAAATATCAAACTTGGGCAAGAGTATACGAAACAATAAAGGAGCTATAAGAATGACGAAGATTCATTTGGGATGTGGAACGGTTTATTTAGAGGGTTATGAAAATTTAGATATTGGTGGTAAATTTGTTGACGAAGTAGAAAGCAATCCAAATTTAACAACACTGGATAAGTATTTTAAATATCCTTTAGGTTCTCCTAGAAGAGAAATAATTAAAGATGGACATTTAAACTTTTTAGTTCCGTGGGAAGGATATGAAGATAATTCAGTAGATGAAATTGCAGCTATTAGTGTCATAGAGCACTTTACTAAAAAAGAAGCACAATTTATAGTATCAGAAATAAAAAGGGTTTTAAAGCCTAGCGGAAAATTGATAATGGATTTTCCTGATATTAAACAACAGGTTTTAAGTTTCATAGATGTAGACCCAGAATGGTGTTATGAATTAATTTTTTGTAACCACAAAAATAAATATAGTGTTCATAAATGGGGATATACTTTTGAAACATTTAAAGAGTTACTTGGAGATGGATGGAAATCTATAATCAAAAAGAGGATAGTTTGGCATGAATATCCAATGATAGGAATAGAGGCTCAAAAAGACTAGTCTAAAGTCTCAAACTTGCAAAAAACACCTTAAAAATGGCCTTATAAGCGGCCAAATTCCAACGCTAAGCGGCCTACGTTGGACGAAAAAGACTTGAGGCAGCTACTATACCAAGAAAGGCTTAATATGGACCAAAATTGTGAAGATTGTCAGTTTGAAGACAGTGATGCTTGCGATAAATGTTCAATATTGGATGAGGAATCTTGTTCGTGTTTTATCAATCCACCGTGCTCTTCAATGTTATTTGTGACCTCTAATCTAGTTGGGATAGAATGAACTTATTTACTATAGGAATAATATATAGAGTTATAATTATTTTAGCTAATACTTTATTTTTTAAATACTGTTATAGATTAAAAGACAAATGTAATCCTTTAATTTTAGCCGTTCAGTGGAATCTTATTAATTTAACAATATACTATGTTTATCACTACATAGTAAAGGATGTTTTATGTATACTTTAATACTTTATGCAAAACTTTTTATTTATAATTCTCTTATATTTTGTTTAGGTTGGTATTTGGCTAAAAAGGACAACAATTGAGAGTCTTGGCTTGGTATACTAAAAATACAGAATATGAAAAAATATTCAAAGACAAACTTCTACCTTCTTTAGAAAAATTTGATATAGATTATATAGTTAGAGAAGTAGATAGGGTTGGAAGTTGGAAACAAAATGTTGCTTTAAAACCTAAAATAATTAAGGAAGCTTTAGAAGCAATCAAAGAACCCATACTTTGTTTAGATGTGGATTGCGAAATAAAAAAATATCCTCATATATTTGAACAGTGGTCTCCTAGAAATTTTCAAGGAGAACTTATAATACGAACACAAGAATTAAGACCACCTAATCCAGATTTAGCTTGCCACATACTTTCTTGGAAGACTTGGTATAACAGACCATATGCTACCGAAACAGAATTACTTTCAGGTACAATATGGTTAAATTATTCTGAGAAAGTATTAGAACTTTGTGATTTATGGTATAAAACAGCAATGGAAACTGGTATGTGGGAACAGAAATGTTTGGAAGCAATAATTAAAAAAGGTGATTACGATTTATATGAATTATCTGTAGAATATTGTTATATTGCTAGTATGCCTGGTGGTGCGAAACCTTTTGTTAAGTGTAACCCCACTATTGTGCATTATCAAGCAAGTAGAAGAATGAAGAAAGAAATGAGAAAATATTAATGAATAGAAAAGAATCTAATGAGGGTTGGAGGGGTAATGATGGAGCACTTTAAAATAGTATGTAAGATATGTAACAAAGTAATGGCTCAATGTCGTTGTATGGATTGTAATAAGACTATAAAGTACAGTGTATGTATGGCTTGTTCAGATAAGGAAATGGACAAAGTAAAAAGTGAACCAATGAATAGAAAAGAATCTAATGGAGATTGGAGGAAATGATGAAGAAGACAAATAAAATATATAATGAAAACTGTTTAGATACTATGTCTAAGATGCCTAATAATTTTATAGATTTAACTGTTACTTCTCCACCTTATGATAATTTAAGAAAGTATAATGGTTATTCATTTGACTTTGAAAGTATAGCTAAAGAATTATATAGAGTTACAAAAATAGGTGGAGTAGTTGTTTGGGTAGTTGGTGATGCCACAATTAAAGGAAGTGAATCTGGAACATCTTTCAAGCAAGCATTATATTTTAAGGAATGTGGGTTTAGATTACACGACACAATGATTTATGCAAAAAAAGCACCTATACCGTTAACACATAATAGATACGAACAGCAATTTGAATATATGTTTATTTTTAGCAAGGGAAAAGTTAGTAAGTTTAATCCGATATTAGAAGATTGCGTTAGTTACGGTAAAAAAAATCATATGACACATAGAAGGCTGTCTGATGAATTAAGTGATGCTAGTGGAAAGGGGAAATCAGTTAAGAAAAAGAGATATAAATACAATATATGGTATTTTCAAAAAAGAAATAAAGGTAGTTTGCACCCAGCATCTTTTCCTGAACAACTAGCAAGCGACCATATAATAAGTTGGTCTAACGAGGGTGATTTAGTCTACGACCCATTTATTGGTAGTGGGACTACTGCTAAAATGGCAAAAATAAACAATAGAGATTATATAGGCAGTGAAATATCCAAAGAATATTTTGATATTGCAAACGAAAGGATAACCAATATATAGAAAAAAGAATCTATTGAGGATTGGAGGAAATGATGAATGAAGAACAATTAAGACAATCTGGGTATTTTGATGACCCACCAGAGCAAAAAGATAAAGCAATGAATAGAAAAGAATCTATTGAAATTGCTGAGAAATTAATACTAGGAGATTGTTTAATTGCAATGAAAGATATTCCAGATAGTAGCATAGATATGGTGCTTACAGACCCACCTTACGGTACCACTGCTTGTAAATGGGACAGCGTTATTCCCCTTGAACCAATGTGGAAACAGTTGAAAAGAGTTATTAAGCCCAATGGTGCCATTGTGATGACAGCTAGTCAGCCATTCACAACAACTTTAATAGCAAGCAATATGAAGATGTTCAAGTATGAAATAATATGGATTAAATCTCATCCATCTAATTCAATGTTAGCAAAAAAACAAGTGTTAAAATATCATGAAAATATTTGT